GTCCTATATACAAGTCCTATATACAAGTCCTATATACAAGTCCTATATACAAGTCCTATATACAAGTCCTATATACAAGTCCTATATACAAGTCCTATATACAAGTCCTATATACAAGTCCTATATACAAGTCCTATACCCCTCGGGGTATAGAAGTTCAACTCATCAGAATACTACCTCTTCAGAGCATTAACTCAATTTAGCAGCCCACAACCCACCAAATCGTACTCTCATTCCTCTTGCTCGTCATCCTGAGCAGGCTCCACTGACTCTGCCTCAGCAGGCTCGTCCAGCTTCAGTTCCTTCAAGACGATCTGTTTGTAGTTGCGCACTCGTTCCCGGAGCTCACGCTCATAGAATTCGCACGAAGCCTTGGGGAAGTACTTGGGCATCTCGTCGATCAGCGTCTGCTCATGAGTCGCGAAGTCGAGCTCGTCGATCACGCTCTCAATCAGCTCAGCCGTCATGAACTCACTGTTCCTCACAGGCTCCTTCTTGTTGAAGACCTCCTTGCGGACACCATAGATGTCGTTCTCGTCAATGGCCCACAGCTCGTCGTCCTCGTCAACCAAGATGTTGCGTATGATGTTGTCCGACGTCCTGAAGAACCCATTGAAGAGGCGAATCTTAAGCATCTCCCTAAACTTGTCCTCATCCTTGAGGAGGTCCTTGCACTTGTTCAGATTCGCTTTCACATTTATCTTGGTCATGATGGCGATGACCTGTCCGTCTTCGCTGTCCTCCCACTCGTATGACCTGTGCTTGACGATCTTGGTTCTACCTTTCTTATCCTGAACCTGATCTTCTGTGCGCTTCACAGCGAGCACCTTGCCGGGGATCTTACGCATCTTGATGCCCAGGTCATTCAACCCAAACAGACGTTTCTGCTTGTCCATGTAGTAGTAGTCCATCCCGTAATTGAGGCCTTTGGTCATAGGCTTGATGACCTTGTCCCTACCGTTGATGGTCACATACCCACATGGCAGCTTGCCAGCGCACACCCCCTCAGTGATCAGCTCGATATCGTCCACATCCAACTCAATCTCCCTGATCTGATCGGGCTTGACGGTGCCTCGTCTTAGGCGCTTGTTCGCTTCCCTGGCCGCCCTCTTGGCCTTCTGCTCCTCAGTGAGTTCCCTGGGCTTGCGCGGCTTCTTGGCCTTGGCTGGCTCTTCGGGCTGGTTGTTATAGTAGTCCTTGAGATCTTCAAACTGATAGAGCCACAAAATGTCCTCATTGTCCACAATGGCCCCCTCTGCCCTAAACTCCTCGACCGTCTTGCCTCTCTTCTTACCTTCCTTTGTATGCTTGTCGTACACGTAGTCCTCAAATTGGACGTCGTCCTTCTCGTACGCAGCCGTAATCTCCTTCTTGCTGAATGAGGTAACGTCCGCCCCGTCTTGCTCTTTGAGGTCCTCGTCGTACATGATCCAGAGCCAGGGGACCACGATGAAGAGGAAACGCTCGTTGCTGCCCGCCTTGCTCTTGGTAGGTTTGAGGCGCTTCCACTCGGCCGTGATCATGGGCAGGATGTGCTCCTTTCCTGGGAACTGACGATCCCCCAACATCTTCAGGGCCTCCTTGTCGTTGTGGTAGATCCACTCTACACACTTGATGTCCTTGTTGTCAATGCCCTCAAGGAAGTCCTTCGTGTTCAGGTCGCAGTCCTCATCCTTACCGTAGCTGGCCCGCAGGTAGCTGGGTAGTCTGAGCTTCTTGGCGTGAGAGATGATGGCGACGATCTCGGCTAGCGTCTTCTCGTCGGCCCTGCCGTCGTCCTCCCACTCCTTGATCTTCTCGGAGACGGTGGTGAAGGCCCCGACCTGAGAGAACGACACATCCTCAAATAGGATAACTTTGAGGCGGTTGATCATGCTGCTCCTGATGGCCTTGGCCGCGCGCTGGGTGGTGACATTGTCTGAGTCGTCGTATGCCTTGAAGGCGTCCATCTCAGACACGGCCTGGAGCATCTCGGTGTGCATGCCCCTGCGCGCGTACTTCTGGATGGCGCTTTTCACGGCGTCTAGTGATGGGTGACCAGATTTGGTCACAAGCTTGAACAGGTTGTTCAATTTCATTGCTGTAGTCATCGTGTTTCTTACTCTACATCATATTCCTTAAAACAGATTTTCAAGTTTCCTCCCCAGCAGTGGGATGATCCTTCTGTAGAACCTGATGATGTTGTCGATTGAGGCTTGGGATTTATTGTTGGTAGTTGCTCGGATCACCTCAATCCATTGAGTGCTTGTTTCATCTTTAGTCTTCGTGTTCGTACATGCTTGCACATGCTTGATCCTGTCGATGAAGGATGGGGCCAGCGCCGTCAATATATGTCGTAAATTATTAGTATCCATCTCAAACAATCTAGACACGTCACTCATGGGGTAGCGGTTTGTACTTTCAATTGCTCTTAAATATTAAGAGTGATAGGAGGAAGAAAATTGAATTTATAACTTTTAAAAATATAGGAAGAATTATGGAAGAATCAACCTCTTCAACATGAATTCATTTATGCATACAATCATAACCACCTACGTTCTCCAGAGACGGAATAAGGACGCCGATCTCGATCTCCCATCCAGTCTGAAATGGGTTGAAGAGCTGGCCTGTATCCGCGAACAAACAAACACCAATACTGTTCAAGCATGTGCTGTACTTTTGAACAAGTTCATTGTGATGTGGAAGCTGCACGAAATCGGCTTCCAGTTCGGGGTGACAGATGCGCACCTGGCTATCGCCAAGCATAAGAACGAGAGTCTGCGTTTCATCATCCATTCAAAGATGATTGAAAAGGAAGATACACAGAGATGGTTTGAAGACTGCTTGGAGAAGACTGGTGCCGATGCAGTCAATCTTGAAGGTCTGACACTTTTGGTAGACCATCACAAGCCAACTAGGGAGAGACTTGTACTGTCTGGTTTTTATCGTCTCATTACTCACATCAACATCAACGTAGTAAGCGATCAGGAGCTGTATAAGTTCTTCAGGCACGTGCGTGACACCATAAGCCTAGACATTCAGCACGTGTTCATTGGAGCTGCGCACTCAAAAAATTTTGAAGCATTCAAAGCATTAGACACCCCAGAGGTAAACTACGCGTATGCGAACCATATTGACTTTTCATGGTCAATGGAAGTATACAACTACTTTTTGTCTCGAGGCCTTACCCCAAGCACCAGACTTTTTGTGCACACTACCTCTTTGGAACTTGTAGAGTTCCTACTCGTGTCAGGTATGCGCCCTACAGAGGTAGATATACTGCATACAGTTACTAATGATCAAATTGAGAAGTTGCATCTGTACCATCAACATGGCATTAAATTTAACACCAGCTACCTTAAATTCACCCTTAACGATGATATTATTGATTACTTGAATTCTGTAATAGACAAAAATGAAGGTCCCGGAATTGACTGGGCGGAGGAATATTACGATGACGATATAATTGACGACGTTCAACTACAAGATGAACTCGAGGAAGCAGCTGCAGCAGCTGTAGCAGCTGGACTGTTTGAAATATAGCTTCCCTTCCACTAGCCAGTGATTCAATGTTATGGTTGGATGTCACAACTCCCAGCGAACAGAGATGGGGCTGGGAGTACCGAGGCGTGGATGCGCTAAGGGCTCTAAAATAAATGAGTGGAGGCATCTTTTGGTACCCCTCGGGGTACCAAAAATTCTGTCCTGAGACGTAGAGACGTAGAGACGTAGAGACGTAGAGACGTAGAGACGTAGAGACGTAGAGACGTAGAGGCGTAGAGGCGTTCTGTATCCCCGGAGGGATAGAGATATTAGATTCAAAGACCTATCAGACAGCGTTCACTACCATCTTGACCGAGTTCAAGATCTTATCGAAGTTCTGGAGCATAAAGAAGACCTCCGTGTACTCGTGACCTACAAGACTCCTATTGATCCTCTTCAGAGTGGATGACACGCTCTCAAGATCGTTAATCAACTGGACAAGGTCAGCCCTCACAAGACCACTCTCTTGAGGAGGCTGCGGTTCAGCATCTACAGGTGCAGGTGCAGAACCAGCCTCTGTCTTTGGTTCATCCTTCTTTGGTTCATCCTTCTTTGGTTCATCCTTCTTTGGTTCATCCTGAGCACCAACTACAGGCTTTGCGGCGAGGTTGATGGTTATGTTAGTGTTCTTCACAACCTGAGACAACAGTTTGTATACTAGATCAGCCATTTTCTCTCGTCAACCACTCACATAACCCACTACGAACCTATGACTCATCTGAGTCCGTCAGTAGCATAATATCCCTCATCTTGATCAGTGTGTTGTTGCTTGCCAGTGCGTTGTGGTACAGGAACCCATCCAACCCAATGAACTGTCCAAAATCTCCCTCATCCGTCACCACCCCAAACAGATACGCCTCCAAACACAGGACCCATGTCATCATCCAGTCTTCGTGAGACTGGTCCGGGCTCATCGCTTTCATGGCCTCTACTCCGTGCCGCTCAACGTACTCGGGCGTCACCTCGTCGTCCAGATACATAGCCCTGGGCTTGGGGAAATCCATCTCAGGCATTGCACTCTCTACTCGCTGCTCCGGGGTGAACAGCTTCCTTACGATGGCCCACTTCCTCATGATGTCGTTGGTCCCTGTAGCCATCTCATCTTCTACCCACCCCAGACGACGCTGCAGCATATTGAGGATGACCAACTGAAAGAACTTGTCGTCGCTCACTGGTGGCCTAGACCTATCAACGTGCTTGATCATCTCCAGCAGCGCAGCGTTCTTGTCACCGTGCTTCATGAATCCCTCAGCGATGACGGGGTTGACACCCTTCTCCATCGGGTACGCAAACTCTGAGGCCTGCAACAGATTGGGCGCACCCGTGGTCCTGAACGTGCTCATGATAAAGTCTACAAGGTTCTTGGGTACAGCGTTGGCACCCGTCTTGGTCTTTGGTTTGAAGTCGAAGAGGGCTCCGAACTTACTCCAGCGCTTTGTATCCTCAGGCGATTCAAGCCCCAGGCGCTTCGGGAAGTCAATCAATTTCCGTTCATTTGGACCGAGGCGCCTAGCGTCTTTCAAGGCATTGAGGGACCCGTATAGGATCGTGAGGGAGTCGATGATGGAGTTGTGTTGGTACAGGTTTGCGAATCCATGATCGATGGTGCCGTACTTGGGCTCGTATACGATCGCCCTGGACTTGCCGTAGTCGATCATCACAGGAACCACATTGGGCTGTTTGAGGGTCACCACGTTCTGCTTGCGCGTCCCTGCTGGTGTCGTCTGGAAATTGAGGAAGTACGTGAACGCCTGTTTCCCTTCCTTATCGCTGTAGTACCTATTGGAACTCTGGACCATCACATTCCACGGATAGAGATCGTAGTGGATGAACCCAACATAGTTCTGGGCAACTGAGAGGGCCAGGTTGAGTTGAACCAAGATTGAGAGGAAGTCCTTGAAGTTGTACTGAGGCGACTTGAGCCAGTTAATGAGCGACACACCCTCAATGTACTCGACAAACACCATGTCCTGGGCGTCTTTGAGTGGCCCGAACACGTACGCGAAGTTAGGCGTACGCGCCACCAGCTTGTTCACGGCCTTCAGACCAATGTAGCTCTCATGCACGTGCTCGAGCGTCTTGCCTCGGTGGTTTGCCCTCTTCCCCACGACACCGACTCCGTTTGCTGTGAACCGGTCTATCGTGCCGTTGACGTTCTTGAAGATGGTCTCGTTCCAAATGAGGTCGTGGATGCTCTTTGACCTCATGACCTTCAACACAGCATCCAATGCGCCCACACACCGCGGACTGTTGGGCAACTGGTAGCCGTACGTGGTGTCTGTGAATTTGAGGACGGTTGACGACGGACCACCTTCTTTCAATTCGTAAAAGAGCTGCCTCTCCTCGTCCTCCACGGCCCAGTTAGTGAGGTCGGGAAGGTACTTGTAGGGCTTGGTCCTCACCGACAACTCCCACAGCTCCTTTTGAAGGAAGTCCAGGATCCCCTTTGTGCCGAGGTACTTATTGTAGAAGGCGCGCGCGTTCCTGGCAATCTGCTCACACTTCGCATCGTTGACCTTACACCACTCGATCTGAGATAGGAGGTCGCTCAAGTCCTCCTTAACGGGTATGTAGTGTTCGTACGCCTTCAGGAAGGGGTAGTACCACATCTGCCATTGCGACCCGGCCAGCAGGATAACGGACCCTGATGACAACTCGTAGGACAGGCGGTACGCGGCCACGTGTCCTTCCAAAGTGAGGATGTATTTGTATTGGCTCTGTTCCTGGAGATTGAGCCTGTTTGCCTTGTTGTAATTACCTTTCCCTCTTTCAATGGTTTGGAGAAAGGGTGATCCTTCGAGTTTACGAGGTCTTAAGTTCCACTTGGTAATGCCCACATCCAGTAATCCTTTGTGTTTGGTTCCCATCTCAAGCGCTTTGAGGCGTTGGTTCGTGTCCGCTGTGACGCCTGAGCCGGTGGTGGCTCCCCTGAACACAGCCTTCTCAATCTTCTTAGCCCACTCCCTGGGCTCAATATCTGGGTACTCGCGGCACGCGTTGGGAAACACAAGACCCGTCTTCTGATATGTAGCTCGAGCCCAGTCCTCGTATGTGGGGAATGGGATGTCTGCGTGCATCTTAGTAGACGATCCTGAGAGGATTGGGGCGTACTTGTCGTATTGGTGCGACACGAGCGGTTGATGCTTGGTGCCCCAGATGTGGTTGTATGGTTCTGTATTATCCACCTTCATTTGAGGGTAGTCACGCCTGTTGATAAAGAACTCGATGTCTGGCACGTCTCGCTCCTCACATAGCGTCCTGAACATGTCTAGCAGGGTGATCTTGTTGTTGTTGCCAGACGCAGCAGCCACAGACGTGTACTGCTCCACCTCATACCTGACAAGGGAGTTGTTGGCCACCCACTCATCGAATGGTTTGATGTTCTGTCTGCTTGGTCTGTAGCCTAGCAGTTTGGAGACATGATCCAGGAAGTCTTGGACAGAGCCGTACTTTGGGTCTACCTTGAGGATGTGTCCGAACTCGTTCTTGTAGTGCGCGTTCTCGAAGGGGAGGAACGTCTGGAGTTTGTTGTCTGCGATACGTATGAAGATACCTTTCTTGAACTTGTAGAAGATGTACTTGAACGTGTTGGCCACGGCTCTTGAGTCTAGGTTCCTGTTCTTGTGCCAGATGTTGGGAAGGATGCGCTTGCCCTCGAAGAGGTTTGAGGTAAAAGATGGCTCAGGTTTGGGTTTTAGGTCTTCACGTACTCTTGAGGCATTGAACTGATCAATGTCTCCTGCGGTGTCCTGTTCGATGTGCTGGTACCTAGAGTTTGGGATGATGTTCTGGTTGATGTAGTTCTTACATTCCTCAACGGTCATTGGTCCATCTGCCTGGCGACGCTGCTGACGCTGGGCTTGCGGTTGAGGAACAGGACGTGACGTCATGGGCGTCATTTTGGCGGGGCGCCTTGTTTTCTGAGATTGATACATCTTTTAAATTTGTAGGATAATCGCTAAAGGTCTTTATTCAAGTATGCCTGATACACTCAACAACTAATACAGTTGGTGATTGGCTGAGATGTAATACAATGTCTGATTGGCTTACTCTGAAGATGCTGTTTTTCACGCTCATTCTCAGACATCTTTACAGGCCTCCACTTATACCTAATCGGCGTTTCATGGCATCTATATGAGCCTGTGTAGCTTCACGTTCATTGACGGCTCTGTACAGAGCCTTGTAAGCATTAATCTTGGTGTCGAATACAGCCTTACACGCTCTTAGTTCAGCGATTTTTTTTTCAACGACCCTATCCCTGAGTAAGGCTATCTCAGCTTCAATCTTCTGCACAGCAATATTACACTCCATCACGGCCTGCTCCGCATTCCCTAACTGCTCTCGAGTTGCGCTGAGCATCTCTAATTTAGCGGCCTTTTCCTGTTCACATGAAACAGTGTATATTGATGTAACCAACAGTATGGCCACTAATATAAATACAATAAATCTAATAGTAAATCTGGTCATCATCTCTTTTACTACCCCCCAGAAAATCCTACATCATGTATCCTAGTGGGTTAGGATCTTATCTTCTCCATACAAAAAAGATGTATGAGGTAACGACAATTTCGAGACGTCACAAGACGCCGAACCGTATCAACATCCTACTCGACCTAGACAACACCCTCATCTGTTCGCTAGCCAAACATGAGGAGAAACCCATTTTCAAACCAAGGATGAAGCAATTCAGGTGGGAGAACATGGAAGGCGTCTACAAGGTCTTTGAGCGCCCAGGTCTTCAGGAGTTCCTAGACTTCCTGTTTGAGAACTTCAACGTGAGCGTATGGACAGCTGCTTCCAAATCCTACGCCCTGTTCATCATTGACGAGTTCATCCTCAAAGGACACCCAGAACGCAGACTAGACTACGTCCTCTTCTCATACCACTGCAAACGGTCCAGGCGACTCCAGGACACACAGAAGGCACTCAACATTCTGAAGGACGAGTTTGAGCTACTCAACTTTGACATGGACAGAACGTACATCATCGACGATCATCCTGAGGTGTACTGGGCACAGCCCGACAACTGCATCAACGTCAAGGCCTTCGAGTTCACGGAGCGCAAGTCATGGGAAGACAAGGAACTGGAGAACGACATACGCCCCAGGCTGGAGACCCTGCTCCAAAATGGATGAACAGAAACAAAGATGGTGGGGATTGTACCAGGAACTGAATATACGCAAATGTAGCAAATGTAGCAAATGTAGCAAATGTGGTCAACTAAACCCTTACAGATTGTGTTGGTAAGTAAAAAGAATGGCAAGCTATCTTGACATATATTCAACCTACCGGAACCGCAACATATGGCCAAACCCAGCCGAGTTCGAGGTCCTCGTCTCCATATCTGGTCGCAAATCAGCCATGAATGCTGACGACCCAGTGGCCCTAGCAAGCCCCCATGTAGCGTGGACCTCGTCCCTCTTCAATGCAACCGCGCTAGGAGCCAACAACGTCCAAGGTACCATCAGCAATGTAGGTGTCGGCAACGCAACTTCAAACCAGGTTATAACCTTCACGTCTGCTGCCGGCGCACTCCAGCAAACACTTAACGGCTCCGGGCAACCTTCGGTAGGCTACTACAGAGGTGCCACGTGGCGCAGCATAACTGACCCCACTCAATACGCGAAAGTGACGTCTTATAGATACCTTGGTAGTGACCGAGGCCAAGTCACCCTAGACAACGCCGTGGTTGTTGCGGTAGGTGACACGTTCGACATCCTAGACCCAACCGACCTGACCGACACCTCAAACCCCCTCTTCTTCGTGCCTATGGGTACGGGTGAACCCAGTGACTACATAGGGTACCTCCTCTACAATGAGACCTTGAACCAATTCAGAACCGTCAACTCATATAACAACACGACAGGACTCTTGACAGTGGATGCCACAGCACCCGTTGTTGGCTGGCTACCCACTCACAACTACTCAATAAGAAAACAACCTCCAGTCCTTGTTTCCGTCGCAGCGGCTGGCTCTACCAACACACAGGTAGTCTTTGGAGCAGGAGCCGGTACAGTAGACAATCTCTACAATGGGTGGTTCATCAGAACTCCCAGGACAGTCTACGACAACAACGTAGTACAACCTCAAGGGGAACAGAGACGAATTATCGCGTATAATGGGGTGACCTTAACTGCTACTGTCTCACCTGCCTTCAAAACCACTACACTGGGCTCCACAGTTGAGCTCTTACAGTTCAGTTATGACAACATGTATCCGTTCCCCTTTAGGGCCACGCTGCAGCAGGAGATACCAACATACTCGATCCGCCTTAATAGATTGGTCCTACCCAATAGGGTTCTGAAGGTGCACGGAGGTGGTAAGACGGCATTCCATAACTATGTCTATGTCGAGTTAGCCAGCATCGACAACCCCAACAACAGCATCATCTTCTCAAATAACCCCAACGCTGTGCGTGCTCTGTTTACCGCTAGTATCACCAACATTGACGACATTGACCAGTCAGATTACATAATCATGGACGGAGATGACATGACCCAGACCGTCAGGTTCAGGCTAGACACAAACTTTAAATTCAGGGTCAGTATGCCCAACGGTGAGACTTTTGAGACTGTGCTCAACGACAACCTCTCGCCTCTGGAACCAAACCCGAAGGTTCAGATCAGGGCCCTCTTCCAACTCGTGCCTATGTTTAATGTAATATGACCACATCACTCAATCCTTCATAACCCCTAGGGGTTATGAATCCAATCTATTCATCGTCTCCGTTGTCTCCGTTGTCTCCGTTGTCGCGTTCGTCTGCGAATTTGAGCACCTTCTCCATCTCCGCTTCAGTGGTGGCCTCTTTGTGTTGAGCGAGCATATCGTGTCCCTGCGTCATCTCCCACTCATCAGGTTCGCTCAGGGCAGGCGCGTATGGGCGCCCGGAGGCTGGCTCAAGTCCTTTCCAGTAGTCTTTGTTTGCTCTGGCTCTGATCCATGGTTTGGTGTGCATCCTCAGGCCTGCACCCCATTTGTCGTGTTTGTCGCTGGCCTCGCACACCTTACCGCGTTCCTTCTCGAGCTCCTCAGATACGGCTCTGATGTGATAGGGGTCGAAGCCGCAGCAACCGCCGATGTAGCGAATACCCATCTTGTAGGCGTCGCGAGCGTACTTGTGCATGTCCCAGCGCGTACAGATACGCGGCTCAAGGGCGAATGGGAACTCGGGTAGATCAATGAAGCCCTGCCTGCCCGCATCTGGTGTGTGGAACGCAAGCGGCTGGCACATCAGGTACACCTTCCTATTCACATGAGAAGGAGCCGCATGCTTACCTTTACCTACTTTGGGAGATCCCTTATTGAGGAGGTTAGCATCCTCAAGAGCGTCCTTCATGATCTGCATGGTCTCAAGTGAGGCGAATGGGTCAAAGTGGCAATTGACACCGACCACGTTGGCGCCCGCCTTCGCCATACGGACCGCGCAGTCACCCGCGGACACGTCATGCAGATCACCCTCGGGTCCGATGCACATGGATGCGCAGATGGCCTTCTTGGGTAGACCCTCCTTGACCTCTTCAGCAACCACTTCCTTACAGGCTTGGATTGCCCACTCCATCTCCTCAATGTGTTCAAAATACTCACAGAGGAGGAAGTCTAGATCTCTGAATTGGCGCAGCTGCTTCTTGAACTCTTCCTTTACCTTCTCCTTGCCGTCGCCATTAAGGTAGGACGGGCATTGGCTGATCCCACCGACTGTGAGGGGAGCGAGCTCACCCTCTACCTCAGAAGCAGCCTTGATGGCGAGAGCGGCTGCTTCCTTGTTGATCTTGTTGACTGAGTGGTTTCTGCCCGCGAGGTTGCCTCTGTTGTCGAGTTTGTCCTCGCTGGCGTAGAAGGAGAAGGCCTGGGCCACGTCGGCGCCTGCGCGCACGAACTCTCTGTGGAGCTGGAGGACTGCCTCCGGATGCTCAACGACGCACTCGGGCGTCCACGGGCCGGCTTTGACGTAGCCGCGCTTCTCGAGCGCGATCACGAAGCCGCCGTCTCCCACCACAACACCGTCTCTCAATCTGTCTAACAGACTCTTCTTGACCGTTACTTCTGCCATTTTGTGTATGAAAGGGTAATGTTAACTCAAAAGATCAAGGAAAACAACGAGAGCGTGGAACATAGGCTTCTTTCAATCATCTTAGGATCTTACAACACTATCATGGTTTGACCTGTTCATACTTTTCGTACATCTTCTCAAGAGTCATGTCGACCTCCTTATCGGAGAGGTGTGGGTACTTCTCGCAGATCTCCATCTTGTGTTTCTTGAAGAAGACCTGTCTGTCGTCGGCTCGCTTGAACTCCATATACACCTCATCCTTGTTATCCCTGTGTTCACGCCACTCGTCGGCAAGCATGGACGTGATCTTGGTGTTGGGGAAGTAAGGGTGTTGCTCCTTCAGCTCAGGACGCCTCTTGAGGCAGAAGAGGATGTAGCATGTGCAACGCCTCTTCTCCTTGTTCTCGTTGACGTAGCGGAGCTTACGGAACTGCTCCTGGTTGTCGTTAGAACACCAGGCATTGACGATACCGGGACACTGCTCCTCGTACTCCTTCAGGAACTTGATAATGAACGCATTGTGTTTCTTCATTGTTTTCTTTACATAATATATTTTTGTAGCGTTTCTTGCTCGTTCTCATTGAGCATACTTGCCAACCCCTCGTCAAGCACCACTTGTTTGTGGCTATTGGGAGACGAGGGATCCATCACGAGCAGGGTCATGCCCTCGCTGTACACATTTGGCATGCTGGGCAGGGCGCATAGAATGTCCTTGGTAGACCTGTACGGAAGCTTGCTATACATTCTATCCTTGAGCTGCTGAGCCTCTGCTGTCTTACCGTGTAGGAAGTTGTTGAAGGCGTCACCCATCGCCTTGACATAAACCCTGAGACGCTTGATGTTCTTGACCTTAGGATACCTATGTCTCAATTTCGTGAAGGCCTCAGTGTCCGCGTCGTGAGGGATAGACACGAGGTCTTTGAAGAAGAGCTGTTCCTCATGGGTGTTGCGGATGACGGGCTCTACGAACTGCTTCCAATCAATGGCCAGCATGCACGTAGCCTTGCCGAACGATGGTGCGTCTGGCTTGTACTGGGTGACGGGAATGGTGAGCTCATGCTGCAGCAGCTCTATGATCCAATCAAAGTTAACAGGCTTGAAGACGCCCTTCTTGCTCTTCATGAGCGACTCTGGTAGCTGGTCCATCAGGCCATCCACAATATTGGGGAACATATCTTCCTTCTTGAACCAGCCGTTCTCTCTGTTCAACCTCAATGGAGTGAAGATCAGTTCCACCTTCTTGATGAACCGCTCGATGACGACGCATGTGTCCTTGTATTGAGAGTTGAAGACCCTACGTGTACGAGACCTCCAGGTCTTCACGCTCTCCTTGAGCTCCCTCACTGCCGTCATGAGGAGCAAGCGGCTGTCCACGATAGGGTCCGGCATGTAGGTCGTGAAACCGTCCTTGGCGAACACACAGGAAGCGTTGTACCTGCTATTGGGAATGTACGCGAGGCCAAAGTCGATGACCACAGGAGCCAACCCATACGTCCTGATGGGGACGATATTGTCTCCGAACTTGTAGACATGGACATCATATGGAGTGTCCGTCACCATGACGTTGTCCGAATGGAGGTCGTAGTGAGTGATCCCCAGTTCCTCAAACATGACCATGGCTGCGAGGGTCTGCCTCACGCAATTGAGGATGGCGTTGGGGTGGTGGGCCTGCTCAAATATGAGGTTACCTAGTGAGTCATTGCGGGAGTTGTTGGTAATCTCCTTGTAGAAGAGGCAGTAGCGCCGCTCGCCTGGTTTGATGGGTAGCTTCTCAAACACCTCGCAGAAATGGAGGCAGTTGAGTTTCTTGAGGCGATTCCAAGCCTCTTCCTCGAGCTCAAGTATAAAGTCAATATGGTTAGACATCTTCATCACGGCAGGTTGTTCCTTCCACATACACTTCATGACGACTCCCTGGACGCCCTGGTCTTTCTCGTTGATGTGGGTTGCGTTGTCAAAGATGGAGCTTGCGTTGTCAAAGATGGAGCTTGCGTTGTCAAAGATGGAGCTTGCGTTGCTGCTGTCACTGTCGCTGCCATCATTGCAGCGGCGCTTCTTGGGGAGGAACGACTGCTCCTCCTCAACCGAGCAAAGCTCGGCGGGCGCCAAAGGCGCTAAGCACGTGTCGGTGTGGTTACTCATGGTATCTTATCCTGTCCTATTCTACTCCACAAGTAACTTCAAGTTCTGAAACCTCCGGATATTGAATTTCTCACTCGTTGGTTTAAGTAATAAAGTAAGATACACAACACAATGGTTTTCAAGTCTTTAGTACTTTCAGTTACGTTAGATAACGTATCTGACTACCTGTCTGACATCATCGACTACTATGATCAGTTCAAGGTCTTTACGACACCGTTTGAGACCTTGTATGCACAGCCTCCCGATCTTGAGCGTGTGGACAGGATCTACGATGCCTATATTGAGGGTGATGACACAGGCGATAGCCTTTATAACGTGTCTTTCAGGTTCGTTGGGGTTGACGATGTCCTCTATTATGCCTACGCGCACATGAGGATCAACTACAATTATGACATAGAAGAGGAGTTCATCAGAGGCACCATGTTCGTAACCAATATGGTCAGACTCTTCTTCATGACCACTATGCCGTCGATTGAAGAAACCGACGACCTTCACGGCTTCCTTCTTGAGGATGGGATAGACCTGTGTTTTGACGAAGACCCGTTGGGAGTGCTTGCAAACTACTACGCGCTTCAGATCAACACACCTTGATATTAGGTGCAGTAGTAGTAAGTTTCCTAGTAAGTTTCCTAGTAAGTTTCCTCATAACCCCTAGGGGTTATAAGACATACAAGTATAAAAGTATAAAAACTACGACGCTACAGCTCCAAGACTGTAGAGTGGTACTAACATACAAATACACAACAACAAGAACCTTAACTTATGAGCGTGCCGTCAACCCTAACGATTGACGACGTGAGTTAGCACCAGTTTGTACTATGATATGAGTAGGTGACCGTAGTCTAAATGCGTACTAGATAACAAGCTTGGTCTTTTGGCGGCTTTTCCCAACAAGGAATGTCTTTTTGGGGAGGACGGGGGGTTTGATATCTTCTTCAATATCGCTGATCAGGTTGGTGAACCATTCATAATACCTTTCCTGGATTGAAGCATCCATGGCGGAAAGGAGGACCTTTCCGTTCTGGAAGACGGAGATGCTTACGAACTTGTCCTTCAGTTTGGTTTCCAGTTTCTTCTTATCAGGTTCGATGATATGAAGACAGTTCTTGTATAGGATTTCTTCTTCCTTTGGTTCGTTGTGGGTGGGGTTCGTTATCTTGGTTACGGGTAGGTCTTCGAGATCTTCACGGGTGATGCGAAGCTTGACCTTCACATCCATCTTATTGCCTATCGCGTCGGGGATGATCACATCGTCGTCGTCCTCGTAGATAAAAGTCAACCGCTTCGCCAATAGGGTGCGGTTGACTTTGAATCCAAGGTCGAAATCGATGTTCCTCATAGCCGACTTGATGTAGATCACAAAGTCGTCAGATCCTTCTTCGAATTGAAAGCAGGATGAGCCTTGGGTGTCGCTGGGATGTTCGGTGTCGCTGGGATGTTCGGTGTCGCTGGGCTGTTCGTCAGCGCGTGAGATTCGCTCATTTGCTTTTGATAGCTCTGTTAGGATGAGTTTGAGGCACCTGCGGACGTTGTCGATGTTCTTACACCCAGTGAGTTGGAAGACCCCGTTCTTGAAGATCTTGATGTTGATGCGCTTCTCGATCTGGATGATGAGGGTGATGCAGTTAAGAAAGTTGCGCTTCGGGGACTCCTGCTCTTTTGAGGTGGTGCGCTTGCGCTTGGTCTTCAGAAGATCCTGAGAAGGATCACAACCTTTTTTGTGCTGTTGGTATTTGATGCATATGATAGCTGCCTCTCTACGGGAACCACCGGTTCCACCCGCGTCCCCAGGGGATGAGTCTGGAGTAATGGGCTGCAGTTCATCGTAGAACCGGTGGAGCTCAATGTGCTTAATATTGCTTCGTACAGTGAACGTCTGCGTAGATACGGGAATGTCAGCAAAAGCCATTTTACCTTACTCTCTTTACCTATAGAACTTTATAAATCATCTTTTCCATCCTCAGTTTGACCTCGAAATCATAAGATTTCTTAACTACCTTATGACTACCTCACATCATCTGAACTCTTGACAACCGAGAGCCCACCTTAAGAAGTTAGCCCAGTTACATAGTCCTTGTGTGTATCTAACACTAGGTAACCGTTGTCCTCCCTGTATTTAACTAAATGTAACCTCCTCGGAGTCTAAGCACAAGATGCAAGGTACTTTCCTTCTGTATGTTGTAGTCGCTCAGCGTTCGGGTATCCTCTAATTGTTTTCCTGCGAATATCAAACGCTGTTGGTCAGGTGGTATACCTTCCTTATCCTGAATCTTTGCCTTTACATTCTCGATAGTGTCATCAGCCTCCACCTCAAGAGTAATGGTCTTGCCAGTCAACGTCTTCACAAATATCTGCATTTTCCCATACAGGGATTATTTTTAGATCGTTACTAACCGCCAAAACATCCTCAGATTAATAACTCATCAACAACTTCTTTGTGACTTATTTTCTTCAGTTATGAAAAGGTATGTCAGGTAAACCTAATGTCATCGATGTTGAGAACTTCAAGAGCGTGCGCGTTGCCCAGGACGATCCTCTCGTCGTGGACGTCAGTGAGGCAACCGACAACACAATCGTATACCGATTCGAAAGCGACAAGCCCTTCTCACACGGCACGGCCGTCCTATCGCAGGACGACGTAACTGTTGCTGAGGCGACCCAGAGCGGTGGCAAGTATGTGTGGTCGGCTAAGAGCAAATTCGCAGTCAACTCAAAACTAGTTGTCAAGAGTTCAGAAGCCGAAGGCGTACTCGTGAACGGCAAGGCCATCATCTACGAAGGCAAGGACCCCTCAAATATTATCCCTCTTTTGGATAAGGTCGAGTTCTCGGCACCGGCAGCCCAACAACCGTCTTACCTCATGATCGCTGTAGGAGTCGCGCTGCTGGCCCTCTTCCTGTACATTATCATCCGTCATCAGCCTCTTTGACTGAGGAGTTGTGTGATTTGTAATACAGATATGAGTCTGTAGCTGTAGCTGTGTAGCTGTAGCTGTAGTAGTTCATCCTGGGTAGTATGTCGGCGTTGTCCCACCTCAGAACTCGGCAAACTGAACTATGTCAGTACACAATCTTGCAGTTCTTCACGTCATCACTCAGCTTGACCTTGGTCTTGCTGCTCTTCCATGCAGCAACGCGCTTCATGACGGTCCAGATGCTTCGCTGGTCGCCTTGATATTTCTTTTGTAGTTCCTCAACGAGCTCCTTCCTCGTGAATTCGAGCGGCTCTCCTTCAGTCCTCAATCTGTTGATAGTTAGGATCAGTTCCTGTTTGACCTCTTCGTCTGTCGCGTGCGTGAGGTTGACCGTCTCCGAATGTTCACCGAAGTTGTAGGTGATGCTCTTCAGGTCCAGCGGCTCGGGGGGTTCGCCGTCGTCCTCCTCTGCGCTCTTCTCGAGCCTGTTCCTGACAAAGTTGTATACGTATTCCTGAGACTTGTCGTAGTTGTCGATGATGACGGTCAGGATCTCGCATAGATTCTTGAAGCTAATACCAACGTACATCTCAGACCTCTCTTTGTCCTTGAAGTTGGCGAGCAGCTTCTGGATGTGTTGGTCTATATCTTTGCTCTTGTAGCACGGCTTGGCCCACGCATAGTAGATCTGATCCGAAGAGAGCCTACCGCAGTTGTATGGACCAATACGTTTCATGAGGCGTTCAGTGGATCCAATCTTGAAGACCCTGTCGTATGAATACTGACGTGATGTGGCAATGTAGATCCACTCGTCTTTGCGGTCCTTGGTGTCGAGTCGATTCATCATCTTGTTGATGCGTAGCGCCTTCCGCTCTGCCCTCACGAGTTTCTCAGACTGCTCAGCGATCTGTTCATCCTTGGCCTTGCTTTCAATGCTGAGTTGCTCGAGTTGCTTCGTGGCGGTCTCGAGTTGTTTGTTGATTGAGTAAGTGCCGTGTTTGCGGATGGCTGGTAAGATCTCCTTGCATACAAGGGCTCTGAATTGCTTGGCCATTGGGGCGCGGCTGCCGATGACGAGGGCGTATAGACCAGCCTCATTAATGTATATAGCCTTACCTTCATGATATGTATTTGTTAAGTTATTTTGACCTAAAAGGTTGTGTCTCGGGGAACTCAACTCCTGGATGGTATTCAGTTCTGACCCCATCCAGGAGTTGAGTTCCCTGAGACTTTTTTTACAATCATCATCAACATGTTTCCGAAGAGCTTGTTTGACGTTTGTATATTCAAGTACCACACACAGGTCCTTTCCACAGAACCAGGGTTCTTCATTAGTTCCCACAATCCTCACTTGAGTCTGTTTCCCGTCTACTTCAAACGTGATGTAGTCGGAGCATTCGATTAGGTTTACAAGGGCGTTCATCTTATCTTTTTACCCAAGGGGTTGTCTCACAAACTAGATTTCAACTAATCATCTATAATCGTGGCGACTTTATAATTTCATATGTTGTAATTCTTTTCACCAATTACTCTGAAACTAACCTAATAAAATGACAACCAAGTTTAGTCTCAATAAAACTCGGTCATTATTTGAATATTAGGGGTTTAACTTTAGAGCAACATAGTATGAAGGAAGATGAACTATCAACAACAACCTTTCAGTGCTCATTTCATGGATCTGATGAACCAGTACGACAATGAGCGTGCTCTCACTCACGACTCCAGGATACGTATGTATGAAGATCTGATCTCCGCCGTCACAAGCGACGACACGATCAGCGCCCTCCTGTTGAACGACATACTCAAATCCTTGCGTCTGTATTGTGAGGAACTGACGTCTTCCAACAACTTCCATATCATATACAGGTTTGAGGACACCTTCAGTAGATGGATGCACATCCCATCAAAGACGGTCTACCACAATCCTCAGAACGTGCACGTGTTCATGACGCCGGCTGCCCAAGCGGCGAAGGAGATCATGAGCAAGTACCCCTGCCCGTACACCAGCAGGCCTTTTGATCACCCCTTCTTCAACGTTATTGAGACCGAGGAGCTGGTGAACGGGATCCACATGCCCAGTCTCTTTGCGTCCGTGTGGCTCTACATCACTACACACAAGGAGCACGAGGCCCTCACGAAACGGCTCTTGGAGGAGATGAGCGAGAGTGAGGATATGTGTCTATCGGGGCATATGGTGCGTCTCGTCAATGGCGTGAAGGGGTTCGATGACGCCTTCGAGTTCAATCTTGAGCAGTACGAGTACAACAAGGCTCAGCTCTTCAATCAACTCAATAAACTGATCGATATGACTTTCCTGGACAACCTGCTCGATCGGATTGAGGATGCCGTAAATGGAGGAGGTCTCGATATGAGCGGTGTCTGTGAGGATGATATACTCAAAATTTTGAAGGACTACTCAAAGACTGAATGGACCTATCACGGTCAGTATAAGTACATACGATAGATAGATTATTTGGTAACCACATGTGGTTACCAAAAAGGTATATGCAAAAAGGAACACGATGGACAACCAGACTCTCAGGAGCTTACTTCTTCGTCGGACGAAGGCTCAGGTTCCTTCACCTTCGATTTCTTTGGCTTAGCTGCTTTGGCTTCAGTCTTGCCAGAATCCTCCTTTTTGGGCTTAGCGCTTTTGGGGGTCTTCTCTTTCTTGGGTTTGGGCTCTTCGGACTCTGGCTTGGTCAGATGGATGCTGATCTTGGTCTGCACCTTGGGGTAGGTGAGGGGCACGTGGACGATATAGTTCTCTCCGGCACTGAGGGCGACATCCTCCTTGTCGAAGACGAAGCTGTAGTTGCCGTTCTCCAGGAGCTCGACCTTCTTGATGACGGCCACTTCCTCGCCGTTGTTCTTCCTCAGTTCGGAGTTGTTGTAGTAGTTGGGCTTCTTGAGACCTGAGCTGGGGATCTTGACGATGCTGAAAACGTGGGCGTCGTCGGAGCTGACAACAGAGACGGCCATCTCTTCAGCATCAGCGTCCCACCTCAGCAGGTCCTTGAGGACCTGATCAGGGAGGATGGTCTTCTTGTTGGAAGGCTTTTGGAGGTGCTTCCTACCGGCCTTCTCGTCACCCTTGATGTAGGCGCAAATGACTTTAGTGACGTCGACACGAGAGTGGAGCTCGTCCTTCTCCCAGCCAGCGAACTTGGCCATCTCCTCACTGATGATGACGGGTTTGAGGAGACCACTGTTTTGGTTCTGGTTGCGACCCTTGTTGGAGCGGCGGGGCTTGGCGCACTTGCGTACGACCTCGACCTGCTTCAGGATGCTGTTGCGGACCTTGGAGGGGATCTGCTCGTTCTCCCTGACGAGGATGTCGAGGTTCTGGATCTCTTCTTCGATATTTCGCTTCTTCATTTTGTACAGATAGGTGCTTCTTTAAACCATTTCTAGTTTACAAGGTATATAAGTGACCGAATCAGGACATCTGATTAGGTTCAACCAACATACTCTGTTTACTGAGTAGGGGTTGGTTTGAGGTGGTACTCTATAACGACTTGTAGACTGCCTGCAGTGACTGGGTGTTCGAGGACTGCGTTGACATTGCTCTGGAGAAGGACTAGGGTCTTAGCGTTCCTGCCGTCGGCCGCGTTTGAGGCGAATTCCCTGCAGCCGCCTACCTTTTCATTTGCGATAGCGGCGGTGGCATTCTCAATGAGGGGGACCATGATGCTGCCGTTGAGCTGGCCGAGGCCGATTGAGAAGTTGCCCTTTGTGGCGAAACCGTTGATACCAAAGAACTCAATCTTGTCGATGATAGCGTTGGCGGGGACGGTGGCCAGGTTCTGATCAGTTGTAATCTTCCTGCTCGTGGAGGAGGTGGTGTTGACTAGGGACACGGTTCCGCTGGCGTTGCGGGGTGTGAAGCACTGGATGGCGACGCGCTTGCTGCCGGAGGGACGGGGCGCGCCAGCGCCAGAGGGCCCGGCTGCAGCCGGGATCATGGCCTGCTCGCTACCGCAGCACTTGCCGCACGCGACCAAAACGTGATTTTTGTTCGTCATGATGCTGGAGTTCATTCCAAAAGAGGCTTGTCTCATCATTGTGGTTTTCATTACAAAATGATTGTACTTAAGGTAACCATAGGTAAAACCATAATACATGTATGACTTGGCAAACAAAGTATATGTATTTTAACACAAGATTCGTGTTAAAATATTAAGGATAACATGGTTAAAACTCATTGAATCAACCATTGAGGGTTTAATTGTTAACCACATCAAGATCTTCCTCAGTCACATCTTCCTCGTCCGCCTGAGTAGTAGTAGACTTGGTGGGAGATTCGGTGGGAGATTCGGTGGGAGATTCGGTGGGAGACTTGGGGTTGGTGGCCTCTTCCTCATGATCGTCGTCTTGTGTGTGGTACGTGACGTGGGGCTGTAGTTTGCCGTCCACGTTCACGATGAGCGGGTTCTTTTGCGGGTTATTTTTGATCATGGGTCTTGAGAGGATGGCTCGTTCGATGGTCATGCCGCAGTCGGGCACGGGGATGTCCCTCAGTTCCTTGAGGCCTAATAGCTCTTCTGGGTCGGTTGTGGCGATGTCGTCAAGGACTGCGTTCTCGATCTCGGTCTGGCAGTAGACTGGGGACCTGACGTCCTTGAGGGTCTGGATGTATTGGTCTACATCGGACACGTTGTAGATCACGTTAGCGTTCTGGATCATGAACTCGTGCTGGTTGTTGCTTAGCACTCCCATCAGGAGTTCAAGCCTCAGGAACTCGATGCCCACGTCCACGATCTTCATCTCCTCCTTTGTCCACGGAAATTGGAAGTAGGTGCCGGGGCCCATGTAGCCGGGCTCGCTGTTGTAGTAACCGACCTGTTTGTCGGCGATCATCTTGAATGAGAAGCCAACGATGGTGCCTCCGAAGATTAGTCCCAGGAACGTTAGGGCCGAAAACATCTTCATGACCCAGGATTTGGTCTTGGTGGCCTTGGGTAGGCCTCGTCTGTTCTGCATGACGGTGTCGCGATACACACCGGTGCTATTGCCCATCGCTGCAACCGCCGCAGCGGGACCCTCAGACATGAGGGGGAATTCGACGTCGCGTGTGCTTACTGGAAGGAAATTCTTCTTACCCATTTTTTCTTTCATACCAGTGTCTTTAAAGTCGACCACTAACACATTCTACCAGTCAAAAGAGTTGAATAATAGGGTTAAAGGTAGATTAGTGATAGGTAAATAAAATGTTTGGACTACTGAAGAACCTGTTGAGAAGCGTTGTTGCTAGTATCCTCAAAGAGGACTACCCCGAACTCATCTATCATGAACCTCCTGTGCTTGAGGTGAAGCGTCTTTTTGACGACGCTGAGCTTCCTCACAAGGGTTCTGACCGCGCGGCCGGCTACGATCTGCATGCCCACTCGTATGCTTTTATTGTCGACGGTAAGGTTTGCGATACTGTCAAGCTTGACGACGATGTTCTCGTCATCCCTGCCAACTCGCGATGCCTCGTCAAGACTGGTGTCGCGATGGCCGTTCCTAAGGAATGCTATGGTCGTGTGGCTCCTCGATCAGGGCTTGCTCTGAAGAAGGGCATCGACATTGGGGCCGGTGTGATTGACGAGGACTACAGGGGAGAGGTTGGAGCCATCCTTTTCAACCTCAATTCTGAGCCTTTTGAAGTGAGGAAGGGTGATCGCATCGCTCAGTTCATTTGTGAGCGCATCGTCTACCCCGAGCTGGAGGAAGTTGACGAGCTCGACGACACAGAGCGAGGAGCTGGAGGCTTCGGCTCAACTGGATCCAACTGAGTACATCACGTACATACGTTTTCTAACCCTACGGGGTTACAAAGCAACCATAAATGGTGTGACATGTGACGTGTCTAGATTGTTTGAGATGACAGTTACTCATTTGACTCAAAAGTTAGAGAATATGGTCACCAAGCATCCACAGACATACAACGGTCTCCTCAAGATGCATCTTCGCCTCATGATCAGGTGTCGCTTACAGGTTCCAGGACTGGGCCTCCATCTCATATTGGATAAGGTCAGGTTTAGAGGTACTCTACTTCACATACCAAGGTATCATCAGGGTCAGAACATGTAGTCATATAAATACAAAAATTATCTGTGAACAGAAAAATGGTATACAGAAGAATGAGACGTTGGTCAGTTGTGCCACAGGGATATGTAGGTTCTAGGAGGATGCCCCGCGTGACGTACGTGCCGATGACGCCCGCCGCCTCCGCGGCTCAGGTGGCCATGATGCAGAACAGGCATCGGCAGCACGAGCAGATCGAGCATGCCGTAGAAGACGCCCACGACAAGGCCGAGAACGCGTTCGAGATGGCCGCAGACGCACAAGAGCAACTCAGCCTTAATATGCAGAACCTCCTTCAAAACCAAGGAGTCATGTTCCTCCTCATCGCCTGCTTCATCATCCTGTTTATCTTCCTCATACGCTGATGCGTCGAGTGTATTCTATTACCCCTAGGGGTAATAGATAAGATATCTATCAATAAGTTGGCCAAAGCACACCATCGAGCAGGTGAATGATGCCGTTCTTGCACATGATGTCTCCCTCAATGAGAGTGTGGTCCCTCACTCTGATCTCGCCATCCGACTTGGTGATGCCGAGGTTGTTCCTGGGATGATCTAGAGGGAACACTATCTGATTGTTTGAGAGCATGCCTGTTGTGATGACACCTGGCACAGTGGACATCTTCAACAGTCTAATGGCCGTGTCGGGGTCTAGGCGCGGAAAGTCAGGAGGAAAGGTTTTGGGCACGAACAGCGTGTAGCAGCGCTCGGTCGCGTTGTAAAAGGGCAACTGACCCGCCTTCTTGATGATGGGCAGGAAATGAGGTAGGTTCTTGGCCACGTAGTCTAGCAGAGTACCGGGCGTCGCAACCTCGCCCTTCGGAGAGGCCTCGTCCGGCTCATACATCAACGTCGTTTGAGTGAATGGTCCTACGTATGTCATTTTTAAAGCCACAAACTTATTTTTAGTCTAGTTATCCTTAAAGGTCTATTAAGGTCTATGTATTGATTGAACAGAGATAAAACAATGCGATATCTTTCATTCCTATCTTTGTTCTTCTTCGGAAGTGTCTTTGTAGGCAGCTTTTTGGGTGGCTCATACGCTGCTCCATTCACGGTCCCGTACCGATACCCAACTCATTCAGAGGTTGCATATAACCAGAACATTACAGTCAGTTCTCAACCCATCACTGAGGCCGACATCTTCATCGAGCGAGGCGTCATCGAGCACCTCATCAACACCAACTTCCTGAGACCCCGATACCTGATCAAATGGAACCAATTAAACCAACTGACTACTCTGAACCCGATCCAGGCCATCCGGATGATGCGTCTCAAGCGCAGACAGGCCAACGCTCTTCGCAAGTTCCAGCGCGCCAACGGACTCCCCCAGACCGGCATCATAGACACACCCGTCATCAGGATTGTGTTCCCCGTCACGTGCGGCACCCCCGACTACGTCCTGGACGAGCCCTTCGACGACGGATTTGACATTGACTCAGACAACAGCGACGACGCTAGCACAACTTCCAACACCACAGCATCCGCCAACACCACAGCATCCGCCAACACCACAGCACCCGCCAACACCACAGCATCCGCCAACACCACAGCACCCGCCAACACCACAGCACCCGCCAACATGACAGCGGGTGCATTAAAAAAAAAATAGACCTTGACGCTTACTTGATTAATGCAGCCAGATGGCCCCAAAACAACCTCAAATGGATATACCTCAATACGACACACTATCAAGCTAACCAGACAGGTCTAGTGAACCAGACTGTGATGCGTCACACAATCCACCGAGCCCTGTACGAATGGGGGCAACACACCCCGCTCACGTTCACAGAGGTGTCGGTCATCAGCGACGCAGACATCAAGATCTCATTCCAGGCGGGCAACCACTCGGACCCGTACCCGTTTGACGGCCACGAAGGCACCATCGCTCACGCCTTCTACCCACCAGACGGTCGTGTACATCTTGACTTTGCAGAGACAGACTGGTCTGACGAGGAGAAGCTATTCAGGGTGTTGGTTCATGAGTTTGGGCACATGCTCGGTCTAGGCCACAACCCCAATACGACGTTGGTAGATATCATGTACCCCATATACCTAGACTTCCTCAACGGCATAGGCCCCGACGATATAGCCGGCATCCAGTTCCTATACGGTCCCAAACCCAATGTAACGACTACCACATCAACTACGACAACTACGACAACTACGACAACATCAACCACCACGACTCCTTACCCCAAACGAAGGATCAAGCCTATCTTCATACCCCGTGTACAGCCTCACAAGCCACGATGGCCCCCCAGGACTACGCCACGCACAACATCCGTGAGACCAACCATTACAACACCTACGCCACACACCAGGTCAATGTTGCCAACTACTAGTAGACCAAAGAAACATCAGCGTACCCAACATGAGCGGAGACGTAGACCCAAGTTACCGTTCCCCAAGTATCACCTCAAACACAACCACATCATCAACATAAACTCCACATCGCCCATCATCTTTATTCTCAATGAAGGTACCATACGCCTTCATTAAAATCTCAAAAAACCGTCACATTTGACGGAAAAAACCCGCTACCTCTAAAAAGTTGAAGTATTAGTTGTAAGAATGATGGAAGAAAGTAAGTTCAATATGAATGCTATTGATTGCACACTCGTTCAAGTCAACGTCAACGACGCCTCCATCCTCATGAAGATGAGGTTGTTTGGGCTCTTCACTCCTGATGAGGAGGACAGGGTGACGTATCGCGGCAAGAGCACCTACTGCATCTCGCACGTCAAATCACGCTTCGACGAAGACAGCCTGGCCGCTCTCGACTCAGAGGAGGCCATCAGCGACGACACCAAGAAGTCCATCAAGACCCAGTACATGAAGATCTGCAGTCTAGCCTTTCTATTCGGCGTCGGTAAGGACTGTGTGAGGGACAAGTACAACAGGCTCATCCCTATTAACCTATCGCCTCAAAGTCAGCGCAACATCCTTGAAAACAATAACGGCACCTACTCACCTCGTTTGGTCTCTGAGATCACAGACGATGTCTACGGTCGCCTCAACAGTCTTGTAGACTATGATATCATCACCTCAGATCAGAAGTGGGAGCTCATCAGCAAGTACCAAGAGCAACTAGATCATGACGACCTGATCCTCGAACAGCCCGAGGTCGGTACGTGCTGTTGTTGCGGAGGTCCCTGCAACCCATGTTCCCAGACCTGTGGAGCATGTCCGCGCAATGGACGCCTGATGGCCTGGGGTCTTGGCTACATTGACCAAGAGGGTAACCCTATTGACAATGAGGTTGTTGGTGCCGAAGCAAGCATTAGTGGCGCTGATGAGGCCAGGTCTGAGATCACAGACAGTGACTGCACAAGTGAAGGAGTCATCGAACCCGACAGCACAGTGGTGGAGATCTTCCGTTATAACGGTGAAGAGGTATGCCTCCTCAAAGACGTGATCAAACGCTACAAGAGCCAATTCAAGGGATGCCAAAAACCCAAGGTGGCAGTCGTGAACAAGAAGATCTACCCTAACCACTATGTCGTCTGCAGGCACAAGAAGCAGTGGGTGACGTGCGAAGATATGAAGGAACGCAAGGCCCAGATCCTCGTAAAAGCCAGTTGGGTTAGAGCCAACATCTTGGGCTTCTTACAATAAGGATGTAATCACCTCGATTCTGATTGGCAACATACCATCCCAAATTACGTATCCCCATGGGGATACGTAATCATACCTGGTCTTCAGCACCAAAAAGGTCAAGGACTACCAAGGACTACAAAGACAACAAGGACTTCTACTTCTATTCCCTAAAGAGAAAAACAGTACATAAAATGGATAACGTGACCGCACGAATCAATCAGGTAGACTTGCTACTACCCAACCCGGCCCTCATGAGCTCATCAGGCGCCGCTATCTCGCGCGCCATGGCCATCTTGAGGCCGGTCATCATGGACGAACGCGTGGTCCAGTTTATCAACTCCATCCGTCAACAAGACATGAGGACAGAGCTCCTCAAGATCTTCTGGGCGGCCAAGGACGGCGCGGAGCCTCCCATCCCGATCGAAGACAACATGATCACCAATCGTACGTACCTCACATCCATCTCATTCCTCTTATCGTCTCCTGGTATACCTCACCCAGACATGATGAAGATGTTTGATGAGGTGGATCGCGTATTCAATGCGGCGCAGGAAGAGCACATCAGAGCCGAAGCAGCCGACATCATGCACCGATTCTACCCAGCACGAGGTGAGAGGATGTTGGATGAACTGCGCCACGTCTTGAATATCGGACAGCCGCAAACACCCCATGACAATGAAGAGGTAATAAGAATGATACGACAACAACCAGCAATAACACCAGAACAGCAACGGGCCCTGAGACGCTTGGCCGACGGTAGACGTCTCGACAAGAAGGTGATCTACGATGACTCACAGAACGTCCACAACACCACCATCAACGAGAGCGTCATCACAGCCGCCAGAGCCCTGATCGAAGAGATGGTAGCCACCGTCACATTTGACGGACGCTACAAGTTCAACGTCTTCAGGGACGACACGGTCAAGTCCGTCACACACCGATTGGCCGACGTCCTCAAGAGGTTCCCCGAAGATGTCACCATCCTGGGAGACAACGACAAACAGGAGCTGCAGCCCAGGATGACGTACAGGATCCAAAAGGACGCGAAGAGCACTGTAGAGGTGTCGCGATTCAAACCCGAGGAAGTAGACAGATACATGGAGGTAATTGGACTAGAAGACTACATCTTCCCCAAGAACGTGGTCAGGGATGGCGAACTGGGGAGACGACTTGAGGAGCTCTTCCTCGTCACAAACCGATACCTCATGAGTGTGTTTGAGGAGAAGGTTGAGGAGGAGTTGCTTTTCTACCTTGACTTGACAGGCATCCCAGACGCTGAGATGATCTGGTTCGAGAGGGAGGAGATCTTGAAGGACATGTACGTGGTGATCGGGAACGAACGACAGAGGGACGAGGACATCAACGAGTTCCTAGACGAGATCTGTGACGACATCTTTCCGGACAGGGAGATGGGCTCGTTCATCAGACGCATCAAGACAGGTTCCGTGAGGGACATCAAGCTCCTCGATCTCCTGAACGCGGTCTGGAAGTTCATCCACACCAAACAGGGTGAGACGTTCACCGAAATGAAGAAGAGACTGAAGCAGGAGATCTTAGAAGGGATGGGCGTGTGCACATCGGGCGTCTGCGCTCACCTCATCTCCGTGATCCAGGGCTACTTTGATGAAGACAAGCAACCATCCCTCAAGATCAAGATGTCACTCGTAGACGAACTGAAGGCCAAACTGACTCAAAACATCAATACGCTAGCCATGGAGAGGGAGGTGGATCCGGTGATGGAGCACGACGACTTCAAGAAGCTGATAGATGAGTACGTCGACACGAACGCAAAGGAGATATTGGGTGGGTTCACAGACAACGACATCAGGATGAGTGGCTTGTCAAAACAGATGATCATCGATGTGGCGTACAAGGTGTACAGAGTAGGCGAACCCATTGTGAGTGACTATACCAGAGACGCTGATCGAGACAATGACGAATGGGATGACACAGACACGGATGATGACGATATGGGCGATATGGGCGATATGGGCGATATGGGCGATATGGGTGTACACGGTCTGAATGACTAGTTGGAAGGCCTGTGGCCTCTGTGACAGATGAACAGAGTACGTCACGAAATGAGAGTAGTTCGTAACCCTCCGGGGTTATGAAGCACAAGGGCTACGAAGCGTCCTCGGTACGAAAACTCCTTAAAGTCTCTCACAAGACACCAACTCCGAGGTTGTAAGCATTGGCAGATGGACAGGCCTTTGCTGAGAAGCTACCAGCTGGGCCCTCATACTGGGGTGACCCATCTGAGAGCATGTTGGGGTAACCAGATGGGCCATTCACGAACTTGAGACCCTCTGCAAATGGAGCCATAGCAACCATGTTGTTCGCATTAGCGGCGCATGGACTGCCGTAGTTCTTCAGGTAACCTCCGTTGTTGTTTGGGCTCACGTTGCTGGCCGCAGCGCTCAGGTTCTGGGTGGCGAGCAGGGGAACTGAGGAGTTGACGGCTGGATTGGGGTCAGCGCCTGCGGCCCAGTTGTTGCTCTTCATGTGTTCCTCAAAGTAGTCGTAGGGCATGCCAGTACGCCAACCCAGACTCTGTTCAGGATAGATGGGCTGCGACCCAACGGTCATGAACTGACCCTGTGCCTCCTGGCTGATGTAGTCACTCCCGTAGTTGCTTACGTCTCCTGTAGGTCTGTACACGTAGTAGGTCGGTTTGGGCGTCTTCAAACCCATGCCAGCGCAGAAACCTTCGCCGGCTGCGACTGAGAAGATGGCCAGAGCTGCAATGATCACCAGTATCAATACGATGATGTTACTACCATTCATTTTTTAGTCATGTGGATAAAATATTTGAGTTTGTGTATATGACGAATACAGAAAGAAGGTAAGACTGTCACTATGTCGAACGTGACCAATGTAATGAATGCATCTAGTAAGCACACATCTGTGCCTGCTAACCACACCCCTAACCCTCGCTATCAAGACCTCCCAATCACCGACAAGGATGAGGGATTCAAACTCATCAAACAATACTACGACCAGACCCACTTTGTCAACCACCAGATCGACACCTACAACGACTTCATCACACGCGGTATGCAGGCCATCGTCAAGAGGGAACCCCCCATTGAGATCAACAACCTACGAGTCGAGTTCAACCACGTCTACGTAGACAAGCCCAAGTTCATCAGGAAGACCAGGGACAAGACCTCTAGGACAGACGTCGCGGGCAACTGCATCGAGACGACCGAGGACGCCGAACCCATCAAGGAGGGACAGAAGGTGATTGTGAACTACACCGAAACCCCCTTACACCCAAATGAGGCAAGGAAGAGGAACATCAACTACGACGGAACCATCTACGCCTCAATCACAGTGACCAACACCGAGACCGGCAAAAAGACCGAACACCATCAGGTCTCGATCGGCAAGCTCCCCGTCATGGTCAGGTCCAACGTGTGTAGGCTTTCTGAGAACAGCAAGGTCGACAAGGAAGAGTGTGCCAACGACTTTGGAGGTTACTTCATCATCAAGGGTAAGGAACGTGTCCTCGTAGGCCAACTGGGACGAGCCTACAACAAGGTGTACGTGGAGCGGACCCCTGAGGACAGATACGAGTACATGGCCGAAATCAGAAGCATGAACGAGCAGGGCAGCTCCATCCTTATACAACTCAAGATCAACACAACCACCAAGGAGCTTTTCTTCTCACTCCCCTACATCAAGGCCAAGTCACTCCTTCCCGCCGGCCTTGTCTTCAAAGCTTTGGGGATCAGCGAAGACGACATGAAGAAGATGATCCGCATCGACGACCCTGACATCCTGACCACACTAGTCCAGCAACACGGGTTGGAGGTCACAATGGAGGAAGCCATCGAGTCCATTGCCAACGACATAGCCGATGAGGCAAAGGATTGCATGTATGTGAGGGACATCCTGACTAAGGAGCTCTTCTATCATGTAGGTGACCTCACTCCTGAGAAGTCAGCCCAACACCTGGGATACATCATCAAGAAACTGATCAACACAGTATACAACGGAAGGGCCCTCGATGACAAGGACAATTTGGCCAACAAGCGTATTGACGGTACATCCTCGCTCATGGCCTTCCTCTTCCGGATCCTATTCAAGCAGTTCATCAAGACTGTGTCCAATCAGATGGAGAGTAAGAAGAACCCAGACCCCGTGGTTATCATCAAGGACATCAAGAACATCACACACGTCATGAATCAGGCCTTCATGACGGGGAGCTGGAACACGCAGAAGAGCTCCCTGTTCACACGCGTTGGCGTCTCACAAGTCTTGTCAATGCAGAACTACGGGGCCAAGATGTCCCACCTCAGACGCATCATGCTCCCCGTAGGCAATAAGGGCAAGATCCCGAGCGCTCGCCAACTTCACGCGTCCCACTTCTCATTCATCTGTCCCTATGAGACGCCTGAGGGCGAAACGGTGGGCCTTGTCTCCAACCTGGCTCTATCTGCTAAAATCTCAGTCCATGTGTGCCCCAAGTTGACTACTGAGGTGATCAAGGGGATGGACACGTTCAGAGACGACATGGACGGGCGCGTCCAGGTGTTGGTGAATGGGTGCATCGTGGGTACGTGCGACAGATCCTTTGCATTCGTGAAGGAGTTCAACACATACAGGCTCTCGGACATGATCGACAACAACGTTTCAATCGTGAGGCTGATCGACGAGAACGAAGTCCATATCTGGACCGACGAGGGACGCGTCCTCAGACCCCTGTTTGCCCTGGGACCTCGCAATAAGGTCCTATATAAAGAGGACGACGGAAAGAAGACTTGGAACGAGTACGTGAGGGAGGGTAAGATCGTCTTCAGGGAGGTGTGGGAGCTGGAGCAAGCCGTGGTTGCCATGACCGAGGAGGACCTGAAGAAGAACAGATGTGACTATCTTGAGATCTGTCCCGCGTCAACCATGATGGCGGTGATGGCATCTGTGATCCCGCTCTCAAACCACTCTCAGTCACCCAGGAACGCGTACCAGGCCTCCATGGGCAAGCAGGCGATCGGCATGCCCAGCACGGCGTACCAGCAGCGCTACGACACAACGCTCCACGTCCTTGACACCCCCCAGAAGCCCCTCACCAAGAATGAGATGATGAATGTGCTCCATTTCGACGAGATGTCTCACGGGGCCGTTCCCATTGTTGCGATCATGACCTATCGCGGCTACAATCAAGAGGACAGTGTCATCCTCAATAAGGGCTCTTTGGATCGCGGCCTCTTCAGGACCACGACATACAAGACCATCTCAGAGGAAGAGAAGAAGCGAGGCAGCTCGGACTTTGAGAGCATCTGCCTCCCTAAGTTCCAATACAGGAACAGGAACTACGACTATAGCCACCTCAATGATGACGGGCTCGTGTGGAAGAAGAACACCTACCTCAAGAAGGGAACCGTCATCATCGGCCGCACAACCAAGAAGATGATCAAAAAGGACGACGGTACGCGAGTCGCCGAGATCTCAGACAGCAGCGTCGTCATCAAGCATGGAGAAGAAGGCTACCTCGACAGGGTCCTCAACACACTCAACAGCGAGGGTGTGAGGGTCATCAAGGTGAGGATCCGCATCCCCCGCATCCCAGAGATTGGAGACAAGTTCGCGTCATCCACTGCTCAGAAGGGCACCTGCGGTATGATCTTCCCCGAGGAGGACATGCCATTTGACAAGGATGGCGTGAAGCCGGACCTCATCATCAACCCTCACGCTATCCCGTCCAGGATGACCATCAACATGCTGATTGAGATGTGCTTCAACTTGGTTGGCTGCAAGCTGGGTGTTGAGATGGATGCGACTCCATTCAAGCACAGGAACATTGAAGAAGAGTTGATGGATTGGGCCAAGCGCGCCGGCATTGAGACGTACGCGACGACGATGATGGATGGGACAACGGGTGAGATCATTCCCAGTAAGATCTTTATGGCTCCTTGCTTCTACCAGCGCCTGAAGCACATGGTTGCTGATAAGATCCACGCCCGCGTGGCTGGTCCTCTCGACATCCTCACACATCAACCAGTGGCAGGTAGGTCTCGTGATGGCGGCCTCAGGTTTGGAGAGATGGAGAAGGACTGCATGCTCAGTCATGGGTCGACGCGTGTACTGAAGGAGTGCCTGTTCGATAAGAGCGACAGGTTCGCGATCCCTGTGTGCATGGGATGCGGGAATGTGCCTGACAAGAGGGACTTTTGCAATGTTTGTCAAGAAGGAAAGACTGAGATGAAGGACATGCCGTACGCGACAAAGCTTCTATATCAAGAACTTCTTGGGATGGGATTGAACCTCAAGATTAACTGAATGGGATGATGGATGTTTAATTGGTAGAGTGGGCTAAATTCATAACCTCTAGAGGTTATGAAGTATATGGGCTACCACACGAACGAGATGATCGTCTCAGATGACTAGGTCCGACATGGCTCCGGGACTGGCGCTAGTGACATCGCACAGATCTTGTAATGAGATAAACAGCGACTCAGGGTTATGAAAAGATGTCAATAAATATCTTGTCACTCAACTCCGCCGTCCTGAAGCGTATGGAGAAGGAAGAGACCGTCAACGAGGAGAAGATACAACTCCTAGACACCCTGCTACTAGATACCTCACACCACTTGGACCCCGGCGTCTACGAGGAACTACAAACAATGAAGGAAGCCGTCCTCCATGAAAAGAAGACGTCTCGCGCGCTCTTCTTCGCGCGCACCCATACACTCATCGACGAGTACACAGCAATCCTCAAGAAACCCATCTCCCACATCAAGGAAGACACCCTCCCAATCCTGAGGAGGAAGAACGAGCTCATCATCAGTTTCCTCGATATAGTACGTCAAATGGCCAAATCAGAATGGACTGACCTCGACATACCGGCCAACCCTGAGAAGGTAGATAACAACCTAGGTTCGTACTGTCCCTCATGTGAGAACACGGACGAGGACCGATTTGAGATAGATGACTTTAACAGGAAGACCTGCCTCAATTGCTCAACCCAACAGTACGCAATTGAGACCGGCATCACCCACAGGGACTACACCCGCGTCAACATAGTAGCCAAGTTCATCTACAACAGGGTTCTTCACTTCCAGGACTGCATCAAACAGTACCAAGGCAAACAGAACTGCAAGATCCCAGACAAACTCTATCAAGACCTGGATGCCAAATTCACAGCATACAGACTCCTCATACCTGGAACCAATGAGGATGGTTCCCCTCTACCCAATCACATCAGGTACTCCAAGATCACACGTAACCACATCATGATGTTCCTCAAGGAATTGAGATACACCAAACACTACGAGAACGTCAACCTCATCTACTTCACGCTGACCAACAAGCGCGTAGACGACATTAGCCACCTAGAAGACCGACTTATTGACGACTTCAAGGAACTGGTGTCCCTATACGACGACATACATGGCAAAGACAAACCCGAAGAGTTGGATCGAAAGAACTTCATGAATGTTCAATACCTTCTATTCCAACTGCTCAGGAGGCACGGTCATCAATGCAAGATTGAGAACTTCACCATCCTCAAGACCGTGGACAGGAAACTCTTCCACGACACCATCTGCAAGAACCTCTTTGATAAGCTGGGTTGGAAGTTCACTCCAACCTTCTAGATTCGTTACCTCATGCAACCCTTCATGTTATTTATTCTATTACCTCTAGTTTGTGGTTGCATTTTGTTTTGGCGATGTGAGTTTTGCCAAGAAGATTCATTACCTTTCGGGTAATGAACAAAGACTAGACGTAACAAGCAAATTCGTCGCGGAGGTTTCCTTTGGCTTGATGCAGAACAGAATACCTCGTAAGAGTTTGGTGATGGACTGGAGGTTGGTTTACATCGATAATGAAAGTGATGACTGTGCTAACCTCTAACCTCTCATCTTTTTCATTTCGAGTTGGTTCTCGACGTAGTCAAACGGATACTCCTGACCGTTCTTGAGTTTGAGGACAACGGTGTCGCGCTCCATTTCGCGGACCAGCTCTGTGCCGGGTTTGTGAATGGATACCACTCTCAGGAGGTCTTGATCGATTTTCCTGGGTGTGTTGGTCTGCACGGCTATGTCGTGAAGCCGTATGCTCTGGTCCAGGATTGACTTGAGCGTCTTGTTACACACGGCTCCGTTGTTCACACCATCATCACAGTCAATGACCGCCACGACTCGCCTGGATTCGCTTTTGGGTTTCATACTGTACATGTTGATGAGGTCGTTCATGGATGACATGCCCAGACGGATGGTTCTGTCCCAGTCAAAGTAGACCATCACGATACCAATGAACGTAAACACAATGGTAAGAATGATTAACCACCTTTTCATTTTATTAGACCTCAATATAATCTATGGGATAGCATGTGAGGAAATCGCCCGAATACCTCAGATGGACCAGGTCCCTATACTTCCTTTCATTACAAAGGCATCAACGCCGTATACAAAGCCTCCCCGTTCACCAGGTACCCCAACACCATCCCAGACATAGCATTCACATACCCAGTGAGGTTAACTACTTCGTCTGTATTTACATACGAATACACATCCACTTCGCCCCTCAACTCACCCACATCGTCCATATCGCTGTCCCCATACGCGTTGTAGCCATAACGATCCCAGAACTTGACCAACTGTGTAGCCACCTCAAGACCCGACTTGACCACGATCTCTTTACCCTGTTCCTCATATACAGGCAACACATTCTGAGCAAGGTATATCTGTTCCCCAATCACAGGGTTGTACATGAAATACGGTTGTGGATGATCAATCCTCACGTTCTTGGTCACCGTGTTGTTGGTCTTGTAGCTCTCAATCAGACCCTTCACAGCCTCAGGGCTGTCGAGCAAGAACTGAGACGGCATCTCGTCAAAGTCTGAGATCTCGTCGTAGAACCCCTCGATGTTCACCTTATCCTTGTACTTAATCAACTCGTCAAAGTGTGTGTTCTGATACAACCTAAGCATGTACATCAATCTCACAAGCATCTCTCTGGACGTGGTGATCACCTTACTCCGTCCGTCCACAAACTGTGAATCAAGCGAGTACTTGGAGGAGAGGTTCCTACTCGTGAAGACATGATTAGGGTTGATGACGGTGTGCTCATTGATGAACTGAACGAGTTGTCGCTCATTCAGAGGCTCGGTTGTGTACCCCTTCGCGTGCATGAATCGCGACATGAAGAAGAGGCCGTATTGGTAGATGATCTTGGCTATCTTCTTGTTGTGGCTGAATTGAGAGACGACCGTATTCGTTGGCTTCATCAGCTGATCGTACTCCTCGGGATCATCCATCGTCAACACCCCCTCAAGTCTGCTCGCATCATCGCACAGAAACGTGACGTTCAGGTTCCCCTTACTCATCATCGCCACCACCTCACGTACGCGTCCAGCCTTCACCCTCTGTTTCGTGAATACCACCTTGTTGGCCCTCCCGAATCCTCTCAGGGCAGCCAGCGACGTCCTGAAGACACGTGTAGCCTTGGGGACGTTGTATGGGGGAAGCGGCTCAGTGATCATGGTAATCATGGTTCCTTTGTAGTCAATGTTGAGTACCCTGCACTTGCCGTAGATGTCGATGACCTGAGATCTGATGATCTGGTCTTGACCTCTACTAAGCATCCTGGGGATTGAGATGGACGGGAGCATCATGTTGTGGCTGAATGACCTGTTCAGGTTCCTGAAGACCTGCCACATCTTGTCTACCACGTGGTCGTGATATGAGAAAGCGATGGTCATGTTGTTCAGGACCTTCGTGTCTGGGGTCTTGGTCCTGGCGATGAGCTCGCATTGGATCTCAGACACATCAGAATCGTTGGTGTTGATATTGTGTTGGTAGATGAAGACAGTGGCCCGTGCAGGCTTCATCTTGTAGTAAGCCTGGGCGTGCCGAGGGATATGCATGGTGCCGCTGGGGTCCTTGTCGCTGGCTGACAGCACGAAGATATCGCAATTGAAGACCAGTTCGAGGACATGCCCAAACTCGAGGGCATTGAGGCTTGAGTTGGCAAACTTGTCCATGATGTTGGCCATGGGCTCGTCATAGAACTCCTGCATGGCTGCCATCGCGTTCGTCTCCGTCACTATCTCACGGCGCCTACGCTCTACGATCGGTATGCGGTCCCCCACATTGAGATACTGGATATCTCTATCGTTCACGGCCAGCATGACGCACTCAAGGAACGAGCTCTTGGTGATGTTGGAGCCAACCCTCACAAACTGGTACTCGGGGTTAGGTTCAATGAGGGAGAAGAGCTCCTTGATGTTGGGTGGAAGCGTGCCGGGGATGCCTGGGGCCATTGTCTTGCCTGAGATGAAGATGTCCTGCACTGCGTTGTTCTTGTCCTTCATCTGCGCCTGTGCGTAGTAGTACTTGAACTTGGTCCCTTCCCTGTTCTGGTCTTTTGTGTAGCAGCACGGTATGTATGGAAACTTCTTCTTATTTTCGAGGGTGTTGTCCCTCAGGCCTGGGTATGGATGGCTGGTGTGGTCGCAGACGTAATAGCGCTTGGTGCTCTCCCCATGAGCAGGAAATTCCATGACCTGCTTCTCTTTGTTTTGTCTGTATACCTTTGCCTGCTCCTTTGTGATGATGGTAGGTCTCTTGAGGCACTTCCTCGAGTACGTGGGTAGAAAGATCTCAGGCGCTACGGCCCTCAGTTCGAGCTTCTCCAGTTTCCTGGGCCTCACGATCAGTTTGGTCTCTTCATCCTTGAGGAACTTGGGTCCTAGGTACTTTCTATACCCGGTTAGGATGAGGTCTTCCTGATTGTTGTAGAGGGTGAAGAGGCGCCCCAAGATCTTCTGGTACTTGAGCGAGTCCGCAATGGTCTTGGCCTTGACCCTGACACGTATGTAGTTACTACCTTCGTCCTCCATCCCGTACATGTTGGCCTTGTCTGTCTGTTTCATTGCTATGCTCAGGATGTCGCTAGTGTTGAGGACGTACGTGTACGCGTTCAGTTTGATCTTGGACGCCCTGATGGACTCGTTCAGGGCCACGATCTTATTGAAGAAAGGATCGTTCATACAGAGCTCGGCCCACACAGGTATGAGGATGGTCTGATTGGGGTATGTAATGAAGCCTCCTGTTGAAAGTTCGTCTATGCGCGTGATCATGCTTCTGTCTAGGTTCGGAAAGACAGCCAGAGCCCTGTCGATGAAGACGTCTCGTGAGACGTTACGGTGGCCTACGTTCATGCTGAGTGTGGCTACGATCTCGTTGTCGATGATAGTGAAGGCCGCATCGGTGTACTTCTTGTATGGGTTCTTGAGTTGCCTGAGGTCGGTGGTTACCTCTCCATTCACTTTGACCAAGATCACGTTTGGCGTCTCCAGTTCGAGCCAGTCGGGGTTTGGGGCAAAGTCATGGAAGATCTTGTAGAAGGGGCCATCTGCTGCACTTGAAGATGTTGCCCCATACGGGGCCATCTTGGTTACAGCTAATGAGTTGAAGAGCTCTGCCACTGTGATGGCTTCGGTCTGTTTGCCAAAACGAATGTTGAACTGAACCATGGATACCTCGTACTCGACTGTCTTGATGGATGGTATGTTCTCAAACGCCTCAAATGACACGGCGGTGGCTTCGACCTCTTGGCGTAGTTTGGCTATCTTGTCCCTCATCTTTTTCCTGATGTCGGCTCTGTTGTCCCAGATCTCGCTCAGGTTGAGTGTGAGGCCCGAGATGTTGTACGTGAGGAACAGGATCATCTCGCTCTCGTTCATCTTTGCGCTGGTGATGTCGTGCGTTGCGATGAAGAACCGCTCGGCGTCCTCCCTGTTGACCTTGTTGAAGTCTAGCTTATCCTCGGGAAACTTGTACTCCGTGGAGTTCAGGACAGGATCAAGCGCGTTCACCACTACCAGGTCCCCTGTCTGGGACGGGCTCTCAAGCTCTGGTGTGAACACAAGGTACTGTGGTAATGTGTTCATGGATATAGCGATCCTGTCTTTGATAGTGTCCACAGTATCAGATAGGTATACTTTGAAGTTATTACCATTTACCTGCATATTTTACTCACCTAGGAAAGCTTTTATGTACCTATGGATACCAGTAACTACTCAAAATGACTCATAACCATAGCGATTCTGACTCAATACATCCAGAATGGGTCAGCAAGTCCTGCTTAGACAAATTTTATTACCCCTAGGGGTAATGAACAACCTATGAACAACCTATGAACAACCTATCTACAACCTATCTACAACCTATCTACAACCTATCTACAACCTATCTACAACCTATCTACAACCTATCTACAACCACCTACTCCTCTATCGTGAGAGCGTTCATACCCTCATTTATATCATCGGTAACCCCCAACGTCATATCTGTCATCTCTGCCGTCAGTTGGTCAACGTCATCCTCTTTGATAGTATACCTCTCTTTCATGAACGCCACGAGGTCATCAAAGTAGGACGGGCATATGAACTGGTAGAGGTTGTACTTGTCGTTGACCGAGATCCATTTCCTCACTTCGTCCACTATGTGCTTGTCGTTCATCATGATCTCAATGCCTCCTGACTCAATCGAGAAGTAGTTGTGGTTTGAATACCACCTAACCTTGTGCTGCTCAGCACCCTCGATGATGAGGTCGTAATGGTTAAAAAACGAGTTTTTCCTAAAGATCTCCCTGACTACTTCGTTGATCTTATCTAGCGGGCACCGGAAGAGCTCGTTCTTGAGATGGTGACTGGCTAGCGCTTGATGGATGCGTGTCTCGAGCGTCATGTAGCACACGGTCTTCCAGCAGTTGACGATGTAGTACTGGTCGTCGTGTGTCCTAGTGTTATTGAACTGCTTCAGTCGCCGTTCGAGGTTGTCTGTGAACCCTATCTTGTAGATCTCCTTCTTTTTGTACAAATCTGTACTGATGACATATACATAACCACTCTTCATATCTAACAAAGGCTAATTTTCTCATAACCCAAAACTTCATGTTGTCTATGACATCTCAGACGAGGCAGCGCCGCCGCTCATGGTAGGCTCCTTCATGCTGCGCTCTGCCGTGTTGGTCATACTGTTGATGGTGCCGAGTAGGTTGGTGCCCGTCTTCTTGAAGATCATCTTACTCACGACAAAGAGGACCACGTTCATGGTCAGCATCATAAAGAGCCTGATCTCCGGCGACCACTTGCTGCCCGATGGTACGTAGCTCTTCTCGGCCATCTCAACCAGCAACTGATCATAGGTGTTCATTGACATGATCTGCTGCTGTGCAAAGCCCTCCATGTCGAAGTTGATCTTACCCAGCGCTACCTCACACCCCATGACGAAGACGATCATGTACCGTTTCCAGTTCTCAACAGACGAGTCCAGGGACAGCTTCTTGGTGAGCATCTCGTACTTCTGAGACATGAGCTTGGGATCCGAGTATAGCGTGAACTCGGGGATGCTGGCGTTGGGGTGCATCCTCCTCAGGACCTCATACTTGAAGTAGACGGCGTTCCTCTCCTTCTGCGTCTCTTCGTCCTCCTCCGCATAGTTGTAGGCGTTGTTGATGGTCACCTTTTTCTTCTGTTGGAGCTCGTGAAGGGACGGCGGCGGTGCCGATGCGGCCTGCTGCTTGTCCTCGCCCAGCAGCGTGTTGAGTTGGTCTTCGATAACCTTCTCAGACGAGTCCTCGCGCTCGCCGCCACCTTCTGCGTCACCGCTTCCCTCGTGTTCGGGTGAGGACGATGACTGGACCTGTTGCTCGACCGAGGAGTCGTCCTGAGGGGGCTCTTCTGGTTTGGGTGGGGCAGGAGGCGGTGTGTAGAGTTTGTTGAGGAGCTCTCTGCGCACCTTGGTCTTGTTTTCGAGGAGCTCAAGGTAGAGGGTTGGCATCCTCGGGAAGCTCTTGTGAGGAAGCACCCGTTCATAGTCTTCAAGAGGAATACGTTCTATCAGTAATTCTCCCATTTTGAAACCTGTGGTGGTTTTTGTTAACCCTTTATAGCGGTTCTGTCAGTGGCGCTGAGCCCCTTGTTTATCAGTTACCCCTAGGGGTAATTGATCCTACTTGACTGCTCTTACCTACCTTATAAACATATACACTTTACTCTTTCCATGTGGTTCTGTCCTCTATTGGGGTAACTTCTACAACCTCTTGAGTGCGCCCACACTTACAAAGCAAATTTGGCTACGTTCTTAACCATTTTTTTAGATCTATGTCTCAGGTTGGTCTCTTCTTACCCTCAGCCCACCTCTTTGGGATCTTACGAGGGGGGTTGCGCATCGTTTTGTACAGAGGCGCGATGCGCTCCTCAATCATCTTCTCCCAATCACTCGGACGCTCCTTCTTCATCTTCTCATCAAAGGGAAATGAACCATCGGGGTTCCTCTTCACGTAACTACCCCACTTGGCTCCATTGTCCTTGATGCCCTGGCCGATCTGACCATCATAACATGAGAACATCGAACATGAATTAGAACTCATTTTCACTTTACTCTCTTAGTCTTATTCTTTAAGTGTAAATTCAAGTGTTTTAGTAAGCCTAGTTATATTGCCAGTACGAAATCATGTTTTTGAACCTATAACACAACCTCAACATTATCTACCTTATTTTCCTCTTTATTTTCCTCTTTATTTTCCTCTTTATTTTCCTCTTTATTTTCAAGTGATGTGGACTCTTGTTGGTCTTTTTCGGAACATCGCCCCTCAAGTTGTCGATAGAACTCGAGTGCCTTGGGATGAGCCTTGAATGTGGCCTTGGTGGCGTTCTTGAGGAAGAGGTTGTTGACATCTTTCACTCTTGATAGCGCCACGTACGCCTGCCCGTACTCGAACACCCCTCTCAGATTGATGATCGCCGAGTCCAGCGTCATGCCCTGGCTCTTGTGCACCGTGACCGCGTACGCGAGCTTGAGAGGGATCTGGTAGATGGTCGCGATGAGGTACTTACCGTCTATGATCTCATACCCGTGACGGCTGACGACCATCTCTGCGTTACCGATCTCCGATCGACCGCCGCTGCCGAATCGTACAATGGGTCTGTACTGTATCTTCTCCTCTCCTTTGCTGTTGAGGGTCTTGCACTCGAGGAACCGCGTCACAACGCCCCTGCTCCCATTCACAAGGCCTCGCTTCACGTCTAAGTTCACAAGCAGCATCACCTGAGCGCCGACTGAGAGGCTAAGCTTGGGCTGCGCGTTGCACAGCTTCGTGACGTCTTCGAACATGTACTGGTGGACGCGGGGTTTGTAGTTGTCGAGGTTGTACTCAATCTTGTACTTGTATTTGTGGATCTCCTCTGCTGACAACTGCTCCAACTTGGTCTGGTTGATATCGTTCACGTCCACGTTCTCGCACAGTATCCGCGTCGGTTTGATCTCCATACTTGCGATCTTCTCTTTAGTAGGCACGTTCTGAGTAATGTATTTGAAATCCTCGTCGGTCATCTCTCCGAACCTGGCTCTATTGAGGCATGCCTGGAACTGTTTGTCAGCCTGCCTCATGATCTTGGTGAGGTGGAATATCTCGAACCTGCATTCCTTCCAGGCTTTGCTCTTGAAACAGAAGTCGCCTTTGATGCAGGGCAGTTGTAGGAAGTCGCCTCCAAAGACGAGCTGCATGCCTCCGAACGGCTCGCTGCGTTTGCGCACGCGTTTGGCGATCCTGTTGAGCTTGTCAAAGAGGTCTGCGGGGAGCATACTGACCTCATCTACGACGAGGATGTTGGTATCGCGCCACTTACGCTTGAGCTTCTCGCGGCCGTTGATCTTCTTTACAAGGTCGTCTTCTGAGTCCTTGCCGAGCCCTATACCCAGATATGAGTGTAGGGTTGTGCCGCCTATGAGGACCGCGGCTGCTCCTGTCATCGCCGTGATGCCGAGGTAGCGGACCGGGTCCATCAGCACGTCTTTGAGGTGATTGATGATGGTCGTCTTGCCGGTGCCTCCGGGGCCCGTGATCATGACGTTTCTTCTTTTTTTTATGGCGCTGATCGCGCTTTGTTGATCGTTTGTGAACAGCATGATGCTTATTAGTTCTATGTATACACGCCAATGCATAAGATTCAAATTGTGATGGCCATTAGTATGTAGGGTTCACCCGGTAGAAATTAATCCATCACCGACTGCACGAACCAGCTCACCACCAGCACCGCAATCATCGTCAGTAGTATGGTCGTGTACGTGGCTCTGAAGGTGGCCGCCACGACGCCCACCAGCAGTGCCACTATGACGGGCCACCATCTCATGAGGAATGCTCTCCAACCCCCAGGCGCCGGCACAACGATCCTGGGGTGAGGCAACAGCGGCGTTCGCGCAGTTGGCGGAGGCAGCTGTCCTCCTGGCTGCTGCCCTCCGTCTCCCCCATCGCCTCGCTCGTACTGGAGCTTCTTGCCTATACCGAAACCCTTCCTCAGACATGAGGTGGGTGTACCCATCTGCTTGCCGGCAGGAGGCGTACCTGTCCCGCAGTACGTGTTGTCGGCTATGATGGCCTGGTAGTTGGGGTTGAAGCCGGTCAGATCTGAGTTGAGCCCTTGTCCGATCCCCCTCCTGAGGCACTCATATGGCGTACCGATCCGCCTATTGCCAACCTCGTACAAGTTGTTACCGCAATAGATTTGCTGTCTACTCATTTTAACACATTCTCATATTTTTGAGGCCATCAGGACTGAATAACCTAAGACCAAACTTGAAATCTTAGTTTGTAAAAACATGGTTAGAAAATAAGGCGTAATCATGTCTAAGCAAACTCTCAACAACCCTGCTTCCCTGTTCCGCATCTGTGGCGCAGTCGTCAAGTCGGCCAAGTTGCCGATCTCTGACCTGCCCCGGACCGTGCAGGACAGTTTCAACAACCCGTGCTGCCTCATGCCTCCATACAAGAACCCTAAATTTGGTCTTGATTGGAGGAGTGAAGGTACTCACGCCGCGGCTGAGGCGGGTCATATCGGCTGCCTCGACTACGCGCGTAAGCACGGCTACACGTGGGATTCGATCACCACTGTGCTGGCTGCCAAGGAGGGACATCTCTCTACCTTGGCTTATGCTCACCGCAACGGATGTCCTATGACGTCCCAGTGCATCGATGCCGCCATGGAGGGTGGCCATCTCCCGTGCGTTCGGTACGCGAACCAAAACGGGTGTGACTGGAGCGAGGACTCCCTGATCATGTCCATTAAGCACAACGAAGTCGAGTGTTTCAAGTACGGATACGAGAACGGTGCTCCCTATGACGAAGCCGTGATGTACATGTTGTCGCCCGGATTTGAGGATGAGATCATCGACTTCCTCTACACCAAGGGTCACAACCATCCAGGTGTAGACAGGAGTCGCAGCGGACGTCGGCTCAAGACGCCTATACGCTACCAAGCAAGACACTAAGAGCCAGCGTGTCACATCTTGGTCCGTGATGTAGACGGACCCATTACTCTCCAGTTATGGGGAGACTACCTCTCCGAGGTTGGAGCTGTTTCATTACTGAAGAGTAATGAAACCTATACTAAACCTATACCTAAACCTATACCTAATTTACCTCTAATACAACGTCGTGGATGAGAGGTCTACCAAAGAGCATCCTGTATGTGGACCAGAACATGGTAGGTACCGTAGACCCCTGCACGAGCCACACATACCAGTTTTCATCAAAACAGTAATGGAGCGCTACGCGTGCACCCACTGAAGACGCGAATGGGATGCACACAGTCGCTAACATAATCACGGCCTTGTAGATCCAGTTCATACATGAGTGGAATGTGTGCTCCATCGTTATGAAGCATGGTAGGAGCGTTGAGCCTGCCAGAGCAGACGCCAGACATGAGCCATAGCATACGGCCGGCGGGGTCAGCACCTTCATAACGATCCCAAATTGGATGATGTTGGTGAGGGTGAACGCTATCGTAGTCGTTACGCAGTCTTGCATTTTTTTAACCTCAAATCATACACAAGCTAACCCTTACTCTGAGTCACTGAGTGATGTTCCATACACTTCCTCAGTCTCTGGATCTTGATGGGATATCCACAGTTTGTTCTCTGATCTCTTTACAAAGCTCGTAGCCCTTGTCGAACATCTCAATCAGTTCGTTGTTGCTACTCTCGAAATTGAAGAAATTGGACTTGAAATCGAGGCCTATGATGTCACAGTTGGTCCTGTCTATCTTATCCTTTGTGACCGTTGTGATGAAGATCTGGAAGACTTTCCACACGAACTCGATGTTGCCAAAGTCGTGAGGGCTGTACTTGCGTTGGGGGTTGTTTGTCATGACGCCGAGGCACCTATTGCCCACTCGTTCCCCGTACTCGACGGCGAAGTTGTCGACAAGGCCTCCGTCAAGGTACGCCTTTTCGTCATACACGTACGGCTCAAACACGAGCGGGAAGTTGCTGCTCATGCGGATACCGTGGATGACGGGCAGATCTGGGTACGTCTCTGAGGATATGTACTCACGTCGGTCGTCCGTTAGGTTGTAGGTCGTGAAGACGAGCTTCTTCTCTCCACCACCCAGATCTTTACTCCCTAGCTTCTCAACCGTCCTCATGGTTGGCATGAAGCCAATCTTGTCTACAATCAGTTGTTCTAGACAGCTCTTGATCGGTTCAAAGCTCATGAGGGGCTTGCCCATGAGGAGCATGTTTGAGATGTTGAACTGAACCATCTTCTTGTACACCTTCTCAATGCAGAGGTGCGTGAGGATCTCTATGGGTTGGTACCCGATCAGGAGCAGCAGTGACAGGATGGCGCCTGACGACGTGCCTATGTAGTTCTTGACATCCTTGATGTGTCCGTGATCTGTGAGGTACTGAAGAGCCCCTAACGTCACGATAGCGTTCGTTGAGTTACCTGAGAGGACGAGCGTGTCGTAATGTTCAACCTTTTGTTCCATTTTATGCTCAGTCCTTCATTCCCTAACCCTGTTAGCGTGATCCAGGCATCCTCACTCGTCTTCCTCATCAACTGTGTACGTGGTGGTCGTGAACGCATCACCGCCAGTCCTGACGCGTGGGACCGAGTAATCAAACGAGAAGTTCATCTGCGTGTACGTCTCCCTCTTCATGAGGTCTTCACTCACACCCGCTATCTTGCTGTCCCTGTAGTCGAGGTCTGTAGGTTTGATCATTTTGAGGAGTAACGCCAGGATGAGGATGTTGCACACGGCCATCTTCTGAGATCGGGTGAGGTTAGGCAACGAGGCAACATATTTGTAGAGGAGGTAGATCTTGTCCTTCTTCCTGGCCGTGTGCCAGGTCTGCCTCATGTCCTCGATGCAGTCCCCTAAGCGCGTGAAATCATTCACCTCCCATAGTTTGCTGGCCAGATCGCGGCGGGCCTTGTCAGAGTAGACAGTCGGTATGACGAACTCGCCGTTGGGCGTGACGAGGATGCTTTTGCCCTTGCGCTTGATTATGTGGATACCGTGGCCGAAGGCGAGCTTTTGAAGGAACTTCTGTTTGTGTGGTTCATCTTTGTAGTGCTTACTACACTCGATAAAGAAGGGGAACATATTATTCATCTTTATAGGTAGGTAATTTGAATTTAACCCACCTAAGGATATTACCCTTAATAAAAATGTCTGTTAAACTACGCCTTGGTGGTCTATCTGACCACGACAAGAAACACATCTATAAGACATTGACAATCGCATGCGATAACGAAAATGTTGATGTATTCGATGTTGTTGGCCGATCTGTGCTTTTACCTTTCAGTTTCGCACGCTCGTTTGCATGTATGTCATCACCCAGCACCTCATCTTCGTCATCCCCTCTATGTAGTGACCGCAACCTTTGTCAATCTATCGACCTAAACTGTAACACCACCGCTGATGCCTTACCTAACAAAGGACCTAACAAAGGACCTAACAAAGGACCTAACAAAGGACCTACTCCTTCCGGTGTCGACTTTACGGGCACCCTTCGACCCCAGCAACAGAAGGTACGTGACGCCGCCATCAAGAGCCTCGACGAGACCGGTTCCATCGTGATCTCGGCAGAGCCCGGCTTCGGCAAGACAATCACCTCAATTGAAGTGATATGCACTATCAACGTCCCCACGGTCATCTTCGTGAAGCAAGCCATGATCATGGATCAATGGAGGGCCGCTATCGCCAAGTACGCGCCCAGCAAGAAGGTTGCCAAGATCATATCCAACAAGGCCGTGGACCCCAATGCCGACGTCTATCTCATGAACCCTATCATCCTGAAGAAGCCCATCAACGATACGCGCTTCCTACTGAGCGACTTTGAACACATCAAGTTGGTCGTCGTGGACGAGTTGCACCAGATCGTGACCAAGGTGCTTCACAAGGCGTTCTTCAAGTTTCAACCTGATTACCTAGTAGGCCTCTCGGCTACCCCGTACCGTCCCAAGATGGATCCCTTTGAGCCCGCGATAGCTTGGTTCTTTGGTTCAAGAGTGGTGGGTAGTAAGCTTTTCAGGAAGCACACCGTGTACTGCGTCAAGACCGGCTTCAGGCCCGAGACGCGCATACAGCCGCGCACGGGCAAGCTGGACTGGTCCTCCGTTCTCACATCACAGGCCGAGGACGTGAAGAGGAACCAGATCATTGTCGACGTGGTGCGTCGCTTTCCGGAGAGGACCTGGCTCATCTTGGTGAAGCGCGTCGAGCACGCCAGGACGCTGCAGGCCCTTTTTGGCAAGGCTGGCGTCGACAGCGAGACCATCGTGGGGGCGTCTCGCGAGTTTGATAAGTCGGCCAAGATCCTGATCGGCACCACGCCCAAGATCGGCGTCGGGTTCGATCACGCCCCTATTGACGCGTTGTGTATGGCGGCTGACGTGCTCGAGTACTTTGAGCAGTTCCTCGGTCGCTGCATGAGGCGTCAAGATGTAGAACCCATTGTCATTGATTTTGAGGACAATTTCAACCCACTCCTCAAACATCTCAACAGTAGGGTTCAGAAGTACAGGGAGCACGGTGGGGAGGTCAGCATGCTCACCCTCGCTCACAAGACGAATGAGGTATCGTCTTCGTCCGTTGAACCATTCAACAAGAAGGAACCAAAAAAGACATCCATCAAGTTACCTAGACGTCGTAAGGCCATAAAGGGGACCATCTCATGAACATACCCTGCAATCACCTCAGTGCCAGTATCTACCTTAGTTGTATGTTTAGTTGTATGTTTAGTTGTATGTTTAGTTGTATGTTTAGTTGTATTTGTACTTCATTACTCCTAGGAGTAATGAAATTGTTTACGCCTCAATAGGTTGGGTTTTGGCGACAGCGAGCTTGGCGGCTCTGTAGCGTTCATCCAACTTCTCATCGTTCTTGTTGTCGACCCAGAGGAGTGCGATGTTGCGCATCGTGATCTTGGGGTTCTTGTCGCGCTCTTCCTTGCAGAAGTAGAGGTACTTGGATCTGAGGTGGTTCTCGTTCTTGCTCTCCTTCTTCTGCATCGCGTCCTTCTCGTCGTGGTAGCGCTTCTTGTCGGCCTCAGCCAACTCTGAGATGCGTTTCTTCACTTCGGGGTCAGGGACCTGCTTGAACTGCTTCCACCTGTGACCAAGTTCACAGGTGACCTTCTGGATATCGACCTTCACATCCTCACCTCCTTCCTCGATCAGTTCCTGACGCATCTCTTCCTGGACGATGGGGCGCATCTCCTCACAGAAATAGATGTACTCGCTCTTGGGGCGAGGGGGGTGGCTGGGCTTGTCGGTCTTCTTGAGGGCACTCTTAAGCTTGTGGAGGTTGGACTTGTTCTTCCACTCCTCAATCAGCTCGGCGGTAGCGAACTCGCTCGCGTTTAGGAAAGCTACAACGAACTTGTTCACGGTGTGATAGTGGGCGTTCTCTTCCTTCACCATTTCGTCTTTACCTAACGGTTGATACCTCTTAAGTCATTAATAACCCTTTAGTTCATTACCCTGTTAAAAGACTCAACCATTATTGAGGTTCATACTTACATTTTCAAAGTCTTGTACATTCACTAGGATTGATGAGTGAAAACTGTATTATTTTTCAGGGAAGTAAAAACAAGTGAAATGGCATACTGTGGAAGATCAGCTCCATCGTCCCCCTCACGCAACTACGAGTGTATGAGGAAGGGTATAGGTGTAGGCAGGAACGTCACGCTCCCTCGTGGCTACGTCCCGGAACGTGTAGACCCGCGTGAGGATCTGTATTGTGGGGAGAAGCGCTCCCCACCAGGCAAGCACAAGGGCGACCCACTTGAGTGTTTCAGGAAGGGTTTTGGTATCGGCAGGATGCTCCAGTACGGCAGACGCAGGTATAGAGGACGTGAAAATTTCGCTGCGCGGGAGCCTTTCGTCGACGAGGACTTCTTTGCAATCATAGACAACTCATGCTCACGAGCTCTGCTGCTCGCGTTCTTGGTCATGCTCATCGTGTTTGGGTTGCTGTTTGTGGTAGAAGTCTATTGGGCTTGGTCCCTCCTCATCGGCTTCATTGCGGGAGCCCTGTTCTGGTACTTCTGTGCAATCTGAGGTTGGAAACAGCTGCATGTGAGGCAGTCCAGTTGAGGAACATCTCCAACTCAACCACAAGTTCCATAACCCCGAAAGGTTATGGATCCTAAGATCTCATACCTCCTAATCAAACTCGGTCAACAGGACCATCTTGATATCTAACTTCTTAGCCTTTGTCATCTTCCCTGTCTCCTTGTCAAATGACTTACACACAAGGACCTCACACTCCTTGTTCACGGACGGCAAGACGTTGTACTTCTTTTCTAACTCCTTATCCCTGAACCCAGACAGACAGATCTTCATTTTACGTTCTGATGGTGCCTTACGTCTTTCGTCCACAGCTCTCTCTTGAAGTGCGTCATCTGCAGTGATGACAGTCGAGTCCTCAACGCCTTCCAATTGGAGACCATTGTCCACACACAACCTGAGGAAGGATGTCATAACGGGGAAGTACTGGATCACCCTCTCTGCCATCTTCTTGGCGAACCCGTCCACCCGACACACATCCTCCACTGTAGGCACTGTCTCCCAGTCGCCAGATCTGAGGGTCGGTAGGCACGCAAACAAGTTCTCGACCCGTTTGGCCCCAAGCCCGAAGCCCAACACACCAGCTGCACCCACCACCACAGACACCTTCACAGACCTACTCTTCAGATCGGTCATACCCGAAAGGATACGATCCGCGGACTTGGACTTGTCCTTCTTGAATATAGGGTTCAGATCATCTTTCGTGCAGTTGAGCATCTTCGGGAACGTGTTCAGCCCACACTCAGTATACATCTTCTCAATCGTCTTTGTGCTGACGTGCTTGACCTCCAGTTTTGAGAAGATGTTGGTCAGGGTCTTGATCTCAATCGTGTCGTCGGCCTCGCCTCCCTCAGCCTGCAAGTCCACACCGCTCCATGTTGAGCTGGGCAATGTGACGCTGTCGCTGGGCTTGACAACTGAGACGATGTACGGGATCACGTCTCCTGATCGCACACACATGATCTGTGCCCCTGGGCCTATCTTGTTGTCTGAGATGTACTTGGCGTTGTGACCGCTGCACTTCTGGATAGTGACCCCTGAGAGCTGCACAGGTTCAATATGCACGATCGGCTTGAGCAGACCCCAGCGGCTGACGTCCCAAGTTACCTCAGTTACAGTCGTCATAGCGGCGGTCTCTGTGCCGGTCTCTTTCTTGAACGCAATCGAGTACTTGGGGTTGCCGCTGGTGTTGCGTGTGTACATCCTATCCTCAGTCACGACCAACCCATCCATCGCAAACACACAGTCCTTTGTCCACTCGTCCAACAGCTTCGTGAGCGACTCAACACTCATCTCAGATCGCTGCATCTGAATCCATGGAAGCATGAACGAGGACTGGAGTTGCTCCGAGGCGGGACACTGTGATGGCATTCCAGAGATGATCACCTCATATGGAACAAAGAAGATGTCAGCCACGATGTTAGGGTTGATGATCTTCTTACCAAACTGACCAGAGACCAAGTTACGTGGATTCTTAAACTCGATCTTGTACTTACACTCAAAGACATCATTTGCCATGATAAGTTCGCCTCGTACGAACGCGCCCAAAGGCGTATCTTTCCACGTTAGTTCTGGAACTGCGTCCATCATCAGATTGAGCGTCTTATTGGCACTGGCCTTGGCCCTCTTGAGATCGAGATATTTGATGAACCTGCTGATGTCGCACCCGGTCTGTCCGTTGCCTCGAGTGTAGAGCTTGTTGTGTTCTGGGTCGTAGAGGGCGCTGATGCCGTCCAGCTTAGCACTGATGACAAACTTGTCTGTACATGTCTTGTCCAACCACGCGTCCAGAGCCTTTTCGTCACGCTTCTTATCAAGCGAGCCCATCCAGAGGGGTAGCGGGGTAGTCTGTCCTGTCTTGATGTCCAGTTCATGATGCGTGGATGCGTCGCCAAATGTGGCGTCATACACCGCGTCACTCATGATAGGGTTACCTGCTTCGTATGCCTCGTCGGCTATACGCTGCGCTGTGTTACGTTGCGTACGTAAGTCCTCCATTTTATCTCCTTCCTGTTTATCATATATATCAGATTTCAAGTCTTTTATAAAGGTCAACACACCATCGTAATCATGGGAAGCTTGAGGGAAGGCCCTCGAGTGGTTAGGATACAAACCAACACTCTTGAAGGTTTACACATCAATCACTTCTATCGTGTCATGTAAAGACTTATGTTGCTTAACCGTGGAACAAAATGAGTGGAAAGGATACGCAATCACAGTACTTCTACGTCAAGGCAGACCCAGATCATCACGATCTTGAGGATATTTTCAACGGCAAGTATATCAAGAACCGCAAGGAGTGGCGGTTTGAGAAGAAGCAGGAAGACGAGGTCACCAGGTTCTTGTACTGCTCTTCAAGTGAGAGCGAGGAAGGTCTTGAGGATAAGTTCGCCAGGAGCGACAGTGAGGATGAAGACCTTCAGATATCTGACGCCGTGAAGGAGGTACTTGCTATGAAGCGTCGCCAACGAGACAGACTACACAGGGCCAACTCATTCAATGCATCGGACGCGTCTGATGAAGAGCATGAGAGCATCGACGGTCGTTACAGACGCCCGAGGCCCAGCCGTCAAAAGATCGCAGCAGATGTAGGTAAACTGAAGAAGGAAGTTGAGAAGATGGATGTGGAAGAGAACAAGACTCAGAAGTAAGTTGTTGTTTCATTACCCCTCGGGGTAATGAACTGGTTAAATTCAATTCTAAATTCTACGATATGGTTAAGCGGCAAATGTGCACTACAGAACTACATCTAGGTGCATTACGACATGCATGATATGTTCTACGATATGGTTAGGGGTTAGCAAATGTGCACTACAGAACTACATCTAGGTGCATTACGGTCTCGTGCATTACATCTCTTTCAAGATGTCACGTACTTCGTTCAATGCTTGACCCAATAGATTGGTCCCGGGCCATTTTGAAGGCGATGTTGCGTTTGGGTGGTCTGCATCGATGCCTATCCCCCACTTCTTGTCGTAGGGGCTGGCCTCCACAAAGCGGGCATTTGAAATTGAAAGTAAGCGTTCCTTCAGAACGGGGTTCTGTACGAATTTGGCGTACAGACCCCGTTTCATAATCATATAGCACTTATCTGACCACACATTCTCTTTATAGTTCTTGACTCTGCGGCCTAACCGTTTCTGTTCTTTAGGATCGTTGGTCGCTAATATACTACTCATTGCGTTTTTGTCTTTGAACATTTGTGCTTTCTGGTACTGGAAGAACTGCTCGGTAGATGTGAACTGGACTCCATCTACCTCAAAGCTACATATATAGAAATTGCTAAGATATGATCGACATCGACTTGAAAAGAACAGGATGAGGATCTCACTCTTGTTCTCTACATTGACTGATTCCATTGCGTGCGTGTTTTTCTTTCCTCATGCTTAATTAGCCTCAAAAATCAACTCCGTCAAAAGTCAATCAATGAGTAGGCAACTCGTTAAAGTCAACTAATTAGTGGTCAGTGGTGGTCAACACGTCCTTACTCGTCCTTTGACTTCATATACATGAAGATCTTCATTGTGCCGATGGGACTCTGGCATAGGAAGTAGAGGGGTTTATCTCCCTCAAGCCTGACCTCGATGGGCTCGGACACAAACGAGCTCATCTTGCTAATCCTGATGAACTGCTCAGAGTAGTACTGTTGGTGGACCAACTCAATGTCGTTTTTGTCCTCCTTACCTGACTTGAGCGTCTTGACAGACCTCCCCGTATCGAAGAGGAACTGGATCTGACCCATGTTCTTGGTCGCCTCAATGGTGGTCGTGTTGGAGATGGACTTGCACCAGTCAGTGTAGATGTTGTGAGCGATGAGGACGGGCTTGGAGTCAAACGTCTCATGCTCAATGGGTGTGATGTTCTGGGTGTCCTCGATGCTGACCGACAGCGACTGTACAGAGTCGTTGGCCTCGGTCCTCTTCTCGAAATCGAAGGTATATGGCTTCGTGATGGACATGGTGATAACATCCTTGTTCTTGACTGACTTGAAAAACTCTTTGTTGATGTGTTGGCCCAAGCCCACATGAATGGGCTCATCTTCGTCGAAGACGTACTCCTCAAAGTTCTCAGCAGGGAGGAACACAGAAATGAGCAGGTTCTGAGTGGTAAGGTGCTCCAGGAACATACCTTTCTTGTCGATTGTGAAGTCGGCGGTGGTCATGTTCTGGAAGATGACCTCGAAGAGGGACTTGAAACGTCCAGTGTACTTTGTCACGGCTTTGAACATTTTACGATACACCCCTTGTAGATAAGTTGATATATTACACTTAACGGAGATGGTTTAGAAGTAAAAGTATGTTGAAACTGGCACTCAAGAATTTTAGGAAGTTCACCTCTGCTGAGTTCACATTTGACCATCAGTTGTCCCTCATATCCGGCAAGTCTGGTCAGGGCAAGACCACCATCTTCATGGCCATCATGTTCGCTCTCAACGGCGAAGGCAAGAAGCTGCCCACGTACGGCAAGACCTCGTGCAGCGTCACCCTCGTCATCAGCAATCCAAATGAGGACTCGGTCACTATCATCAGGACCAAGCGTCCCAATCGGCTTCGCGTGACCGTGGGCTCTGGAAAGACGCTTGAGGACAAGGAGGCCCAGGCCGTCATCGACGATCTGTTTCCTCAATACCATATGGGGTACATGTCCCAGCGCACGGACAGCAGCAAGTCCTTCATCCTCATGACCCCCATGGACAAGATGCGCTACATTGAGAAGATGGCCTTCGGGGGCGAGAACGTGGACCAACTCATCAACAACTGTAAGGAGCTTGTGAAGGGTCGCAAGAACGAGATGATGCTCACAACCAGGCAGCGCGAGACCACTGAGAGGATGCTCAAGGACCTCAAGATCGACAAGACCGACTGTGACGTTGATGACTTGATGGAAGAAGAGGAATACGATGATCAGATCACCCAACACGAGCGGGATGTCGACTCCCTCAGGAACAAGCTGAGCAAGACCGAACACCTCATCAAGATGAAGGAAGATGTGAGCCGTCAGCTCGCGAAGATGCCCGATATTGAGGAGGACATTGACGATCTGGAGGATGAGCTGCAGCGGATCGGCACCCACAGACAGGGGTGGGAACGCTACCAAAGAGAGAAGACCAAGCTCAAGAAGCTCAACGAACCGAGTGGCATGTCCAAGGATGAGATGAAGACCATGATCCAGGACATGAAGACCATGATAGAGCTTGAGTCCGAGGTCCGCAACCTCAAGAGCTGCAGGGCCAAGATAGACAAGCTTACCAAGCAGATTGAAGACTCCATGGTCCACATGATCTGTCCCTCATGTGAGACGGAGGTGGCCATGTGGTGCAACAAGCTCATCATCCCAGAGCACTCCTCAGGAAAGGATCAAAATAAGGAAGCGGTCACTACTGAGGAGGCCAAGCGTCTTGAGGAACGTCGTATGAAGGCTAAGCTGCGTGTCGAGGAGCTCGAGAGGAAGTTTGTTGAGTTGGAGAAACTTAGGTCCGAGTACCCAGAGCTAGAGGACGCACAGGATCAGCTTGAGGGGTTGTTCAAGATGAAGAGCGACGACGAGGCCTATGTGAAGCAGAAGGCCCTGTGTTCGTCTCTGAAGATGGAGCGCCCTGACTACGACGACGCAACTGAGGCGTCGCTTCGCAAGAAGATGAAGGCTGTGTATGAGAGGAAGGAGAAGGAAGCCATATTGACCGGTATTGCCATCAAACACGACCCCGACGAGCTGAACAATCGCATAGTGTCGGTCACGGAGCTCATCAAGAGACTGAATGTGGGGAAGATGTCTGCCCAATCTGTGAGGTACTGGAACGCCGTGGAGGCCCTTCTCAAGACCGAGGCTGACCTTAACAAGAGCTACCCCAGGGCTATCAAGCTTCAGGAGATCATCAAGACGGCGGAGAAGATGGCCGTTAGGGAGGTGATTGAGGAGATCAACCTGCATGCTCAGATGTACCTGGATAGTTTCTTGGACGACATTAATGTGATGTTGGTTTTTGATGGGGTGAAGCTGACAATGGAGGTGTTGCAAGATGGGCACGACAGCGATCTCCAGAACCTGTCAGGGGGTGAGTTGGCGCGCGTGATCTTGGCGTTCACGATTGCGTTGGCCGAGATCAACAACGTCAAGCTGTTGTTGTTGGACGAGTGTGTGGCGTCGCTTGATCAGGAGTCAACCGGACAGGTCATCGATACGATCAAGGCCAACTTCAGGGGGACCGTGATCTGCATAGCTCATCAGACGACCACAGGGGTGTTTGATCATGTGTTGGAATTGTAAAGAGAGGAGTTAGACGCGCAGCGTCCTGGGATTTATAACCCTTCGGGGTTACAAATACAACGTCAGAGGTGTGAGCTATCCATCGGGCTATAAAAAACCCAGGTATACTAAAATGTACGTCAGAGCCAATGAACTCTATCAACAACCCATTGAGGTCAAAGTAACGACGACTACTCAGGGATCATCATACGACCCTGACGCGTTTGGGCCCGCCTTCTGGTTCACGATCCACAATGCCACGACCATGTACCCCAATAGACCCACCACCTTTGTACAGGATGGTATGAAGAAGCTCATTGCCAACATGCCTCTCCTCATTCCATGTGTTGCCTGTAAGGAGCACTTCTTTACATTCCTGAAGACGGCCAACCTGGACAACGCCACCGCGTCCAAGGAGAACCTCTTCAAGTTCTTTGTCGATGTCCACAATTACGTGAACAGGCGATTCAGGAAGCCAGAGATGTCGCTATCGGACGCGAAGAAGATGTACGGGTTCAACAAACCAGGTGTGGGCTCAATGGTCCGTATCACATATTCCTGAACCCTCGGTCTACACGTGCATCATGCTATCGTCCTGGATCCATCTCGTATTGTTACCTCATGAGGTAACAAAGGAATCATAGGGTGTTTGATTGAGGTTACTGAGCGTTGCCTCCAAGGTTATCGAGCTTGAGACCGCTTACCATGTTCATGAGGTTGCTCATGTCCACAGGTTCGTTGCGCTCGACAGCTCCCATTGTGTCGGTAACAACCTGGAGGGTGTTCTTGGTGTCGTCATCGAGCTCGTTTTGGACGCCCTTGATGACGTCGACAACGGTTCCGGTGAGGTCCTTGATGCTGTACTTACCAGTCTGTAGGTTCTTCTTGATGTTATTGACCATCTGTTGGAACCCCGGTTTAGCCATGAGGGCATTGACGTCGCTGATATCGTCTAGATCACCCATAGTCTTGACCTGCTCTATCACGTCGGACATGATGGGGTTGTTCTGGAACGCGGCCATGGCTCCGGTGAGCCCAGCGGCTCCACGAGCTGGCGCCTCCATCTGTGCGGGCTTGCCGTCAGGAAACATGACCTGTTCAATCTTGAGGATGTTCTCCCAGAAGGACTCAGCCTCAGGGCCGGGGAAGTTGGAAAAGTTGTCCATGGCCATAGTGAGGGATGGCTTGCCTGTCTTGAAGTCGGGGGAGGTCAACTTCTTGTCAGCAAGGGATTGGTTAGCGACTAGGAAGCGCTTGAAGTGCTCTACCTCCTTGGCCTTGTCGGCGTCGGAGGAGATCTTGCTCAGGTGTCTGCTGTTGTATGTGATGATCATGGGGTAACGGCGCTTGGCGTACTTGAGGGACGCAAAAAACTCTACGAGGGCATCGAATTCCATCTTTTGTTTTCGCATACGTCCTGTTAAACCAGTTACACCCTTTAGAAACATCTAATACATGGACAAAACGGAGCTTCATTCCTCATGAGGTAATAAGCTACCAGGTATCCAACTCATTGAGCAAATTTGGCTCTTTGTTTCTTTTGTGTGCCACAGTCAAAGTTCTCCTCGACTAGATCGTTGGCGCGCAGCCACTCCTGAATCTTCTCACACATGTTGATCCTGGGTTGTTTGATCCAGTACAGGAACCTACGCATCACCTGTAGGTTCTGTACATCGTCCGGTAAACTATGTTTTGCCCTCTCAACCTTACGTCTCAGCTCCTCGTCGTCGTCTTTCGTGATGTTGTTCATGAAGTCTTGAGGAGGTTCTATCTTCATCTTGCGTACCACTATATCCACCAGGGTCTTCTGATCCCAATCCGTGCATCGTCTTCCTATTGTAATCTTCCTCAAGTCGCTCTCGGCCCGGACTGTCCTGATGTCGCGGAGACAGAACTCGTTTAACTGTGGATTGTAGAGACCATAGAAGCCGATTGGAGACTTGGACAACTCTGCCCTCTTCTTGGCTATATGCTTATCCACTATCTCAGGTTCCTGTCTGTGGCATTGGACCCACCTCAGCCCCGGGGGGATGTTCCTGTCGCGCTCCATGCACACGATGCCCAGCGTCTCCCTGTATAGCCACACAACCCATGTATCGTCTATCTTATCATAGAAGCCCTTGAAGAAGGTAAGTATCTTTTCCCGTGTGTCCTTGTTTTTGTCGACACCTAGTACATCGGCTTGTATACTTGCTGTGAGGATCTCCCGTTGCACCACCTCGGGGAGTCCCGAGATGATGTTCCTCATGTAGTCTGGGTACTTGAATATGTTCTCTACAAACGTGGGGATCTCGTCGCTGTAGAGTTGTTTGAGGATGTGTTTGAATGAGTCACCGTTCTGGATGATGAGGTTCTTGGTATAGTAGTCTGCCAGCTTGTCGTTGTTGGGGACGCGCGCATCCGACGATATGTACAGGATGTCCCCTTGGATCCTGATATACGCCGGGTACCCGTACTTGTTGAAGAACTGAACATCCTTGTCGATAAACGTCTTGATGGCCTGAGCAACTTCAAACCTGTCCAACTGAGGGAACATGGCAAAGAGATCGTCAACCCCTAGGTAGAAGTTGTTCCTGAAGTACTTCCTGACTCCGTCTTCCACGATGTTAATGAGTGTATGGTACAGATTGTAGGTCGACGGGTCAGGAACGTCTCCTATCTTTCCTTTGCATGTGTAGTCGCAGCTCGTGTAGTCGCACTCGCGCATGCCGTCATAGCCCACGATCCTGTTCCTGTCTATCGTGAGTGGGCAATCGAAAGCGTTCACTTTGACCACGTGCTCTATCTGCTTCATGGCTACGTCCTTCTTCTCAGATGTCTCGTACATGTTGAGGTCTATTGAGGGTGCGTCAGTCACCGCTCTGTTTGGGATAGACACCAGTTGATAGATGTCTACTTTGAGGTTTTGGTCTCCTCGCGTTATGAGGGCGTTGTGCGATCCCAGGCGCCAACCTCTCGCGATGACCTGCGCCGTCTCTGAGTAGTTCCAGTGAGGCGTGAAGATGAACTCCTTCCTGATGTTCTTGAACGTGAAGCCCTCGCTGATGATCTTGCTGCCTATGATGACCGATATGTAGTCTCCGTCTAGGTTGTCGTCCTTGTTGAACCTGTTGATTATCCGCTGCACGCTCTTTTGGCTGGTTGTCTGGTGTGTCAATAGAGCGTATCGCCGGCCCTTGCTGCGCTCATCCCCTCTGGCTTGCGTGAAACCGAACTGCTCCAATATCTTGGCAAACAGGATGCAACCGCTCCCGTTCACGTACTCGCAATACACCAACGCCTTAGTTTTGGGTTCGTCTAGGATGATCCTGATGGTCTCGGCAAACTTGCTACTGTATTGTGCTAGGTTAGACAGGTTCTTGTTTACGGCTCTGACTAGTTCACTCGAAAGTGTGTACGTCGTGGAGGCCTCTTGCTTCTTGCGCTGTGCAGCTGTCGGACGTCCTACCCCCGTGCGGGCTTCCCCCTTTCTTTTCACAATATATTTATTGAAGCCGTCTGTCCCGTAGGATCCGTTTGGGAACACGAACAACGATGCCTGACGCGAGTTGATGAAGATGCTCCTGTCGCTCCTGTCCTTCTCATATGCTTCAGCGTACGCTCGACTCTGGAGGTCGCTCATCGTACCCGGAAACACTATAAAGTGCTGAAGGTCTCCTATCCTCCTCCCCTCAAATACCTTCCTCACATCAGACGTCATGGTTTTGAGGTACGATATACGTCCTTTGGTCTTGCTGACCATGTCCTCGATCATGTCGGCTCTGATGGTTCCGTTTGGGTTGAAGTAGGTCTTTGTGAAGTCTTTGTCCACAGGGAACTGATTATCCAGAGGTAGGATCAGGTTCATGACGCTGGCGAACTCGGCGGGGTCGTCTTTCATGACTGTGCCCGACATGAGGAGGATCTTGGATTCCTTCACTACATGAAAGAGCCGATGGAACTGTTTGTAGATGTCCAGGGGTTCGGATAGGCCTGCTGCCCTCTTGTTCACGAGAAAGTTCCTGACGTCATCGTCCTTGCGTACCACCTCGTCCTTCTCTCTGAGGTTGTGTACCTCATCGATCACGAAGATGGTGTTGCTGTAGCGTTGGGCCAGCGCCTCGTCGGGCATCTTGGCGATCTCCTTGGCAAACGTCTCAAAGGTGTTGAAGCGATAGAACGCAGACGTGATCTTGCGCGTCCTGTGGATGCGCTCCAGATCTGAGAGTTTGTCGTAGTTGTCAGGGATGTATCGTCCGTCTGTACATGAGAAGAGGAGCTCTTGGGAGAAGTTGTTAAGGAGTCCAGTTCCTTTGGCGCAGACGATTGCTCCATTGATGTGTTTGTTCTTTTCGTAGCGTAGTTGCTCTATGGCTGCTATGGCCGTGCAGGTCTTGCCTGTGCCCATCTCGTGAAAGAGGAGTAACTCATTGTAGGGTGTAACAGAGGACATGAACCTAGAAATGATCTTTTGATGGTTGTACTGTTCACCTGTCCCTCTGGTAGCCAACTTCTCAAATCTAGGAAGTTTCAACGACTCGAACTCCTTCTTGGTCACAATGGCGTCGCTGAATGGCTGGCCCTGGTAGGGATTGAGGCGTGGATCTTCAAATTTGAAGATGTTAGGGTACTTGGGAAAGAAATTTTCAATCTTCATTTTGAGTAAGACAAGAAGTATATAGAGCAACTTACCACCTACTTTCTGTTCAGTTGTACCGAGATGAGCACTGAGTGATGGTAGTGTACATATAGACAACCCCGTACACATACGCGAGGTCCTTACAAAAAATTGGTAACCTCTCGAGGTTACAAACACCTACATGTATTACCCTGTCAACCAATCACCTAGGCGCTGATAATCTTCACCGTGACGCCCTTCTTCATGTTGCCCCAATCGCCGGCTCGACTCATCTCAACAAGGCTGAACTGGTCCTTTTCGTTCAGGGCCAGGACTGCGATCTGCTTCAAGTTGGCAACGCTCTTGAGAGTGTTGGTGATGCTATTCTTGACTTCAGAAGCAGACATCATCTTGAGAGGTTTGGGGATAGGACAGGAGCCACCCTTGCACTCCTTTCTGGGCATAGCCACGTTGTATTTCTTGAGGGCTTTGGTGAGCTCAGCGCTCTCACCATCGTAAGGAACGATCAACATACTCATTTTTGTCTTTGCGGCCTGTACATAACCCCTTGGACTCAGTCTTGTTTACCCTTCACATCCCTCTTCATTTGCTCTCCTCCCTCACTGTGAATGATGAGGGCCTTGCTGAGCCCCAACGTCTCTGGACCCAACTCCTCTTGCTCATATAGGAGGAAGGGTTTGGCCTCTTCCAGGTAGCACTCGTCGTAGCCCTCGTCCACAACAGCCGTAACCTCATCCTCTCGCTTCTTCACAATCAGTTTGACCTTGTTACCCTTGATGTAATGAACCAATAGGAATCTGTCGTTACCTAGAGGGATTGCGGTCTCGTGCCACCACTGCTTCAGTTTGGTGGTCTTCTCTTTGTACACAGCCCTGGCCAACGTCTTGATGAAGAACAGGGCACACAGGACAGCGGTCTGCCAACTCCTGGTGATGGCGTGAAGAGCCATAAAGGCATCAACATGGTCCTTTAGGAGTGGCCAGTAGACGTCCTTCACAACAAAGAGGTTGAACAAAGTAAATAGGTAGAACATAGTCACGATCATTTTCTGTTAACCTAGATGGTGTTAAATCACTACTGAGTCATCGTTTGTCTGGTTGTATTTTACATCAACTCAATGGGAGGTGCAGAAGGTATAGCAGGGTACAATCTCTCATAGATTGGATACGTCTTGTACACGGGCTCTTCTGTATATGTCATGAGGGAAGGATATAGTGATCTAGACCCTCTCAGAGATCTTCTAACAGTAGCCGTTCGCTCTATGTCTGGTCTCAATGACCCTGTCGCTCCCCACAGACGTTGCTCCAGAGCAGCTCCTGACATACTATCCACACGTCTGTGTCTTTGAGATGTTCGTGGAGGGACCGGAGGAGGTATCTGTGGAGACACCTGATGTGGTGGTTCAGGGAGGTTGACATATGATGTAACATCATCTGTTATGAACGAGGTAGGTCTGTTGGATCGATTTACGCCGGTCCCTGGTCTGACTACCTGAGAGATGTTTTGAGCCATGGGTAACTTTGCATGAACCAGGGCTATGATGTCAGGATCATCTGTCCGTTCATAGACTAGGTCAAAGAAGGTGAGACCGCCACAAAAGGTCTTGAACCAGTTGATCTTTCCTCTTGCTACGATCTCCTTCACGAGGGTCTTGTCGTTCAGGTTATCGGCGAGGAGCTCCGTGAAGTCACAGTATTTGTACATCAGGTCGACGAGCCATTGATACTTCTTTGAGGCGCCGCCGCCAGACGTGAGGAAGGTAAAGACGCTCTTGACGTTGATGTCGCGTTCATGGAGGCTCTTGAGGATGTCTACGGCCGTCTCCTCAGATGTACACATCAACAGGGCCTCCTCGTCGCTGTTGAAGATAGGATGCTCGCATAGCGGGCACTGGGGTTTGTAGATGCCTTCGATGCATGAGGCGTGGAAGACGTGTTTGCACAGTAGCTTGCGACCTGGGCCCATGCGGTGGGAGCCTATCCTCAGATCTACGATCTTGATCTTGCTCAAACAGATTGAACAGGTTGGTTGGAACTTCATTTTTATAACCTGGTTTTAAATTTAGGTCAGTGTCACACTACCATAGATAGTGGTAACTGAAGTAAGCTGGGTTGTAACACCCGCTATGCACGTTGTTCTTGTGACGAGCCCTATACGAGGCGCGACGTTGGCTGTCACCGTGGATCAAGTGAGGATAGAGGTCCAGACCTGTTCCATCCCTGTAGTTCTCGTACGACTTGCTCCCAAAGTTGACCGTCCTCTGACGGCCTGTTGACTTGTCTTCGAGGATGGCAGCGTACATCTTGTCCTTCGCCCTCGACTTCTCAAACCCTAATAACTTGTAATCACGTTTAGCATAGCACACCATTTTGATATCCATATAATCTTATGAATGGGTTAACGATTTGTGTGGGCAAGAGAAAATGAACTTGGAAAATATCATCGTGTGCGCGATCTGCCTAGTGGCCATCGCCATCGTAGGTTATTTCATGTATACCAAGGTTACAGCCCAGAACCAGGAGATGCTCAAGCTCACCAAACGATGTGAAGCTATTGAGATGATGTTCGCGAGACCTCCTCCCCCTGACGACCTCCAAGCTATGTACAGACCCAAGTACGGGGATCAACGCAACGCCGGTGCACCTGAGAGACCAACTGGCCAACATCCTGATGCCGTACCCGCTCACGACCGACACCTCGTGCTCCATGAACATGAGGGAGGGTATGAACGACCACAGCCTAGGTCACCACCCTGTGAGTCTGCGATGTGCGGTCTAGAGCCTCTCCGTATAGACACCAATGAGGATGAGTTGGACCACATCGTCAATGCTGAACTGAACAAGGTCATTGAGGAAGACAAGGCACCAAAGAGAAAGACTGGTAAGCGACCATCCTCGAAGAGTGATTGAGGAAGAGGTTACAATACACCACTCATCACCACGTAGCCTCTCAAATAACCTCATTAATCACTCAATAAACCCGAGTTAGATAACTAGGATGTTAAAGGGCTCTAAAGATCATTCTAGAGGAGTAAAAACATGTTGTTGTATTCTAAATTATATGACTTGCTAACAGGTCGGAGTACGAGCGGAGGCAGACAAGCCCTCAGATGCACCGTGAAGGAGCTCTACGGCCGCAACGACAAGCTACGCTACGTACACTTCAACACAGAGAACGGCGTCCCGTGCTTGCTGTACATACCATCGAAGCATGAGATCAAGATGGACACCAAGAAGTTTATATCCTTGTCAAGATGGAGGGACAATGAGGTCAATTTTGAGGCTGTTTTGGCCGCTGATCCAGATGTGTCTATTGTGAAGGAAGTGCAGGCCACTTCGTCACCACAAGGACTGATAGATCTGATCAAGCGCCTTGAACCGTCGCTCAAGTCGATCCCGTACAAGATAGGCATCATATCTGAGGAGTACCTGATGGTGCTTGATGAAGATGGTGAGGTTGACGTCTTCTATACGAGCGGGCCAAAAGAGACCAAGTTGCTCGTGGTCTTGGATCTTGAGACGTTGCTTTTCAAGAACATCATACCTGAGTTGGAGAGGGTCCACAAGAACGTGGTCAAACTCATTCAGGACTCAACTGATAGGTACTGGGACTCGCTGCTCGAGCTCCTCAAGAAATGTCATCAACACAAGATTGTGACCAGGGGTAAACAGAACCTGGCTGGTATGGGATTGATTGACCAAAGCATGAAGATAGGGATGTCTCACAAGGCCATCAAGCTGGCGCTCGAGTGTTGCTTTGATCCACCCCCAACGTGATGTGCTGTATATCTGTAACCCCTAGGGGTGTCAGGGTAATCCCTCCGTTATCACATTTTATTAAAGTTTTAGGGTTAAAGACAACCATGTAGAAGGTAACTGTGAATCAACCATGTTATCTTTGAATTTACTAACACCTCCCACACCTCCCACACCTCCCACAACTCCTGACGACGAGCGCCCTGCGCCTCAGTTCCCCTGCGATCTTGAGCTGATCACATTTGAGGCGTGTGGTCCTCATAGTCGCTACAAAGATATCGAATTCAGAGGTAGAAAGACCAAAGACGGTATCAGGGTCAAGGTGAGTGACCTCATCATCCGTTTTAAGTTAAATGTGGCTTATATGAGGACAGTGGCTCAATACTTGGTAGCATACTCGTTACAAGACCTCTACAAGCAGGACTTTTATAGCCTCTCAGGGGGAAACGATCCTACCCTCTTCTCAGAGTATGCCCAATCCCACGAACTGTACATCAAGTACAAGGGGTTGGACATCTTAGCTCATAACGTACCCAAACTCGCTCCATTCAGGGACTGGCTCGAGAGCGTGATGGACGTAGATCTACACTGTTATGAGGAGATCGACTACGACATGCTAGGCTGGTAAAAACTATATACTATTTACTTTATAACCACATGTGGTTATAAAACAAAACACCTTACTTCTCCTTGTTGATCTTGATCTTCTGTTCCTGGACCACGTCGATCGTCTTGTTGAGGAGTTGGATCATGAAGTCCTCGTCGTCAATGCCTCGTGAGTAGAGCAGATTACGCACTCTCTGCTGATGGTTCTTCTTGTTGAGGTTGATCTTCTTCTCATGACTCGCCAGCGTGATGTACGTGCTGTCGTCTACGCGAATACCCTGCTCGTTTCGCTCGTTGAGGTAGTTTTGGATCTCTTTTACCAACTCTCTTTCCTGCTTTCGTAGTCCATTCATTACCACTTGGTACTCCTTGATCTTGGCCTTGGTGTGAATCAGGGCGTTGATCGTCGCTTCTATCGTCGTCATCTTTTGTGTACTCCTCCAGCGACTTTAAACCGTATGCGTCGATGTAGATCTGTCTTTCATTTTCTTGGAGCATATCAGGATGCAAGCCGTCACGTAGCATCAACCTCACTTGAGCAGCGATCTCCATATTGATGGTGTGAGGATTGGGATCATTGGCTTTGTCGTATAGGCTTTGGGCCATCTTCTGATACCGGTACAGTTGATCAGGGTCCATGCGCTTGATGGTCTCCTCAATTGCGGCGTCGTTCCAAAGTGACTGGTCATTGATCCTGTCTTTAGCGATTCTACTCATTTTTTGTATACCTGGGATACTACATAACCCATTCATAAGAAATGTAACCCCGAAGGGTTAAATTTCGATGGCTCAGAAGAGCCTAGACCTAATGATATAGAGTACCGTATCTTTAGAGTACCGTATCTCATTCTTAGTCTGAGTCTGAGTCGCTATCGGAGTCATCCTTGATGACCTTCTTAGCGGGCTTCACGGCAGGGGTGTCGTCATCGGATTCAGAATCGTACAACTTAGCCTTGGGTGACCTGTTCTTTAAGCGGGCAGGTATGATGATGTTGCGCTTGGCCCTGTACTCGATGAACTCACTCAGCACAGCCTCAGACAGCTTCACCTGCAGATAAGGTTCCTTATTACCCTTACCGACAAACACACTGTCGATCACGATCATAGCCGTGGCTCTGCAGTTGATGCTCTTCTGTGACAACTTCTCAACAGTCTCGTCCTGGTTGAGGTCTCTGATGCCCTCATCCTCACCCTCATCGAGCATGAGGAACTTGGTCTTCATGAAGTTGTTGGCTGTGACGACCTTGGCGTAGACGTACACCGTGTCGATGCCGTTCTCCTGCGGCTTCCTCTTGACGATCTCCATGCTGTCGACGTTGGAGACCCACTTCTTCTTGTCGCGCTGCTTGCCGAGGGCGTTGACCATCTCGGTTTCCTTCAGTGCCTCCTTGACCTTCTCAGTGATGTCTTCCAACATCTTGATGGTAGCGTCCTCTACCTTGATGTCCTCTGCATCCTCCTTACTGATGTCCTCGCCGTTGGCCTGAGCCTCGCGAAGCTTCCTGTTCACCATGACAAGGCACATCTTGGCGGGGGACGACTCCTCATAGCGCGAGATGCCGTACGAGAAGAGCTCAGATGTCTGAATCTTGAGTTTGTCCAGTTTGTCCTTCTTTCCAGTGCCATACTTATACTTGATGTTGACCCAGACACCCTTCTGCCCTTGGGCAGCGGCGGTATTGGGCACCTCGACGACGATGTTGTCGACATCGAGCTTGTGAAATGCGGCGTCTTCTTCTGCGGAGATAACGTTGACGGTTTGGTTAGACATGATTCCTTACTCTTTTTTATCACCCTTGCTATCCATAATTCAATTTTTCCGAGGCATCGAGGCATATCATCCTCACAATCAACTCGTGAGATATATTACTACGTTACTCCTCCATAGGCTCACTCAGGACTCGTGCTAAAGGGTTAGAGACCCATCACATGAGGGAAAATGGTAAAAACGATTTCAATCAAAGAACTGAACATAGACTCCATCAGGCCCAACTCCGAAAGCCTCAAGTCCAATCTAGGAGGATCCAAGATCACCATCATTGGCAAGCCCGGCTCAGGCAAGTCCGTTCTGATCAAGCATCTCCTGTACGCCAAGAAGCATGTCATCCCCACAGGCCTCGTCATCTCTGGTTCTGAGGACAGTAACAAGTTCTATTCCCGCCTCTTCCCAGACCTCTTCATCTATGAAAAGTACAAGAAGGATGTGGTTGAGAACTTCATCAAGCGTCAGAAACTGGCCAAGGAGCACCTACTCAACGGTTGGGCTGTGCTTGTGATGGACGACTGCATGGACGACGTCAAGATCTTCAACGACCCTCTGCTTCAGGGCCTCTTCAAGAACGGACGGCACTGGAACATGCTGGCCGTCTTCGCGAACCAATATGTATTCGACTTCAAGCCCAACATCCGAACAAACATTGACGGGGTCTTCATCTTCAGAGAGCCCAACCAGGCCAACCGTGAGAAAATCTACAAGAACTTTGCCAGCATCATCCCCTCATACGCCATCTTCTGCCAGCTCATGAATGAGCTCACCACCGACTACACATGCATCTACATCAACAACCAGATCCAGAGCAACGAGTGGACAGACGCCGTCTTCTACTTCAAGGCAGACCAGGTCCCAGACTTCAGGTTTGGTTGCGATGACTACCTCCAGTTTGCAGAGACGCGCCAACGTGATGAGGAGTAGGTGTTCATTATACTCATAACCCCGGAGGGTTATGACCAATTACCACCATTGATTCAGGCCATGATGGCTCAACCTACCTACTAAGGCACACATTGAACACTATAGTTATCACATTACAGGAATGGGTTGACTTTGGCTCCATTGACTCCCTCGTCAGTTCCGCTATCGTCATCATCTTCGTCATTGGGGGCTGACTCTCTACATGTCTTGTCAGGCCAGTACTTGCCCTTCTCGAGCTCGCCCCATTGTGTGATGAAGTGCTGCCTGACAGCACTCCTGGTTGGGGTGATGTGGTTGGGGCACTCCTCCCTGAACCAATCCTTGAAGTGAGAGTACAGGGTGGCAGGAGTGAGCCTCGTCGCCTTCTTGGCAAAGACGCATTGCTGCTCGAACTGCTTGTAAATATCGTTTTCCTGCCTGTACATGTCTGTGGCCACCTTGACCTTCACGGGTTCCACAGGCTCGAGCTTCCTGATGGTGCGCCACCTTTGAATGAGGTACCAGGCCAGCGGCTGAGTCATCTTCGGGACCTTGTCCGTGAAGTTCTTGTCCATAGGGAAGATCTTCTGGTCGATCTGTTCTTCAAACTCATGAGGGCATTCATTTTCGGGCTTGAAGGTGCTCTCGAAGGGGATGACACGGATCCTGTTCCACGTCGCCTTGTCAGCGTCCTTGATGGTAGGAAGCTTGTTGCAGATCATGTGTAACTTGAACATGGGTTGGATTTCCCTCGTCTCCTTGCCCTTCTGGAACAGGTCACGAGCCCAGTACGAGTCATTACCAGTCAGACCCTTGAGCGTGCCGGAGCTGATCGTCTCGTCGGCGTTGGGCTCATCCATCACAGCCCATCTCACACCGTCGCCGGCGCGAGCCATCTCAGGATTGGCAGCCCCGAGGTTAGCCTTCTTGCCCGTGAGGAGGGATGTGCTGAACTTGACAGCCAGCTTACCGAGCATCTTCTCAAATAGGGTCTGTGTAACCGTCTTGCCGTTGTTGCCCTCACCAGTCCAGAACAGGATAACCTTGTGATAATTACCCCCCACAAAGACGTGGCACGCCTGATCAAGGAAGTAGTCGCGGACCTCGCGGTCTGGGAAGACCTTCTGAAAGAAGTCATCCACCTCCATCACATCGGGGTGGTCAACGGATCCATAGTCCATGTACTCGATGGGCAGCGCGACTGAGATGTAGTCCTCTGGGTTGCCGTCCCTGAAGATGTCGTTCTCAAAATCGTAGACGCCGTTCTTGAAGGCAACCAGGTACGGGTTCTTATTGAGGAGGTTGTAGAACTCTGGATTGTAGAACACCTCCTGCGACTCTACCATCACGTGATTCTTGAATGGGGTGGCCTTGCACTGTTTGATGAGGTCGTTGATCTTCTTGAGCTTCTTCTCACACTCCTTCACGTCATGAAGATCTTCCAGGTCCTCGAGTATACTGTCGATGTCACGGCGCTTGGACTTGAGTTGCTTGATGATGATGCCATTGTCGTCTGAGATGCGCTCGCGAAGGCGGGTACCCTTGTCAAGTGGCTTCCAGATGTGGTCTTTGAACTGATACCACTCCTTGTTGTTGATTGAGGTGCACACGAACTCATTGCCGTACTCGTTGTTCAGGATCTTGGCGACGTCGTTGTGGCATCCGTTGACGGCCTCGATGACGAGATGGCTGGTCTTCTCATCGATCATCTTCTCATAATCCTCGGGGCTGTCCTGCTTGGCATAGTACTTGAGCGTGCCGATGGTGAAGTTGTTAGGTCGCATCTTGTGCCAGAGCGACAGGCACTCACTCTCTTTAAACTTGTCACTCTGCTCAGAAAACTCTAGCCACTGTGATAAACCGTCGTTGTCGCCTCCGCTGATCTGCCACAGACAGAAGCCAACACGAAGCCACGTGGAGCGGTCATCTGCGCGCGAGGCGTTTATCATACCGATGAGCTGTTGAGCCTCCTCAAGCTCCTTCTCAACGGAGTCGTTGTCGTACTGCTTCCTCTTGGTCTTGACCATCTCAAACGTCTTCATGAGGGGTGTGATGATACTGGGTTTGGGGTTGTAGAAGTAGAGGTTGGCCCTGTCGTAGAGGAAGATGGACAGGATGCGCGGCATCATCTCCTTCACACGGCCATGACAGTCCACATCGTCAGGGGCTTCGCCTTTATACCTGCTACATATATAGTCGGACAGACCTTCCTCAAGGGAGACCTCTTCGACGTTTTTGAGGAAGCACTTGGTTGCTTTGTAGGGGGTGTTGTTATGTTTCCTGGAGCCGTAGAGGAGCCAGTGAACGTTGATTGAGTTGCTGTCTAGGAAGTCTTTGGCGCCGATGTTGTCGAATAGGCCGTTGATGCGCTCTTTCACTTTTGGGATGATGTATACCTCTTGAGCCTTCCTATCAAGGAACAGTTTGGGGAAGTGGAGATGGAAGCCGTTCTTGATGTACTTATCCCCACCGATCTCAGTCTCGTAGGGCTTCTTCTCGAGCAGCACGCAGGTATATGCGCCGTCTCGCTTGTCAGCGGCTACGTTTGTGAAATCCACGACCTCATGAATGGCCTGTTGATAAGCGCCAACGATCTCCTCAACCTGATCGTCGGTGTAGAGGTGAGGTCGCTTCTCGTCGTCTGTTGACAGAGTGGATTTCTTGACTCTGAGGTCGATGTCGACGAGGATGGGCGTCTCTTTGCCGGGGTTTTCGGCCATATACATGGGCTTCTTTTGAGACAACGAGTTGGTGTAGATCTGCCAGAACTCCTTCATCTTAGACCCGAAGGCGTAGACGCCTCTGGGGGTGCCCATCGACAAATGTGTGTGGGCTGGGTCGTTGGTGGTCCTCGTATCCCGTAGGAACTTATTGAGGGGGGTTGATGCGGGGTGATTCTGAATCTTATTACTCATCCTTCCTTTTAATATATTAGATTGTTCATCAATAAATCTATTCAAGTTTTCCACGATATGCTTGCTTTTCATTTCGTTACCTATGGTAGGTAATGAAGGATAAAGGTATGAGTATATACCCTCATCTCACAAGATCAGTCTTCCACACCGAGGATGGTCTTGACCTTCTCTATCAGATTGAGATGGCCATCTGTCGACACGCCGTTGCTCCTGTGCGTCTTGACGCCGGCTTCCCTGAGCGCCTTCACGACGTCTACGCCTCTGTTGGCGACGGGCGACTCGAAGACCTCCTCCATCACGGCGTCGCACCCGTCCACTCCGTACGCCTTGACCCTATTGAGGTGTTTACCGTAGTTCTTGCGAAGGCACCTAATGACGATGTAGCCCGCGTTGTGGAGGTGAGAGGGCATACGGGCCGATGCGCTGAATGATTGAGGCAATTTAATGAGGTTAACTACCTCCTCGCATCTTGAGTCAGGTATCACCTTGTTGGTCACTTCGGCTAGCCTCTCACTCACAATCTCTTCAAGGAGGAAGGTGAGGTTGTCGGTCTTGTTGGACAGGGCTTCCAACTGCTTGGTGGCCTTGTTAAGTTTGATCTGGGTCGTGTTGTCGTCAATGGACTTGGTGAGGACGAGCATATGGGCTACGCGGGCCAGTCTGACAAAGAAGTCCCTGAAGAGCTTGTTGCAGATGATGCACAGGTCTTTGAGGCAGTACCCCTTGACCATGTACATACTCTCCGGATTCTCGAACGATAACTTGTAGTCGGCGTCCTTGTGGAACATGGTGAACAGGATTTGTTGATACAGTTGATTCAGACTGAGATTGGTGTTCTGAATGAGCCATGTCTCAATGAAAGGTTCATCAAGGAGGACCCACGACTCATCAAAGTCTGGTTGCCAAAACAGCTTCAGGAATTGAATGTCGTGCTCTTTGAGCTTGAAGTTCTCCTTCATATACTGGTCGTTGAGGTACACGAGCCTGAGGGGGTTGTTTAACAATTGACTTACGGTGTGATACATTTTCTCACCATATGGAATGGTTGTCTTTAGATTTGATATCCGCTGCGTATCATCACCGCTATATGAACACAAGTATCGTTGTGAGCACCCATCTTCGTTCACATCATAGAAAATGTTACCCCGAAGGGTAACATTTTCAAGGCCCGGTGGTCTGGGCAGGTATGGCCGAATTAGAAAGTCTGAACATCTTGGTGTCACTTACATCACTGATTACATCACTGATTACATCTCTCTCATGCGACGTTCTCTCTCCGCGTCCTTGTCCTTCTTCTCGTACTCGGCGATGAGCTGATTGAGAGAAGAGGGCTTCTGCATCGCGAGGATGTCCATGATCCTGTTCCTATCGATGGGGCGACGATTGTTTGCCACCAAAGACTCAATGAAGTGTTGGTGGATCTCCTTGAGCATCTTGTCCTGCTTCTCAGTGAGGAATGTGGGAGACTTCCTGATATACTTCTGATGGTATTTCTGGAAGAGGTCTTCCACGATCCTCAACCACACATAATCGATGAGGGGTTGAGGATTGAAGTCGTACAGCTCGCAGAAATCATTGAGCATCTTTTTGGTCTGCGCGGTCGTCTGCTGGTTAACACCACGATTCAAGTTGACTATGGTGTTCTGGTACTCAAGTTGGAGGTACCTGAATCTGATACTTGAGGTGTTGTCCCTCAATCCAAAGTAGTACTTGTAGTGGTTGTTCAGGATCTTGAAGTGCTTGTCGTCTCGCCCCTCTTCGCTCTGGATGGCAATAAAGCCCTGGATGCGCTTGAAGTCGATGTTGTCGAGAACGGCAAGCATCTCCCTCATGTCCTCAAAAACCAGTTCTTGGGGCTTCGGGACCTCATACCCGTCCAACACCACGTCTTCGTCAAGAGACAGGTTGTTGTCCTTGTCAAAGACGCCAATGTTGAAGAAGCGGGGCGAGTTCGTGAGGCAGACGATGCGCTCTTCCTTGGAGGGTTCGAGCAGGAACATGTACTTTTTGGTCTTGTCCAGGTTGGCTTCGTAGATCTTGTTCAGGTAGTTCCTGGCGTCCTGCTTCCTATCCTCCAACTTCTTGTCTTCCTCATCCTCAAAGAACTCATCGTCGTTGACGGCCCTGATGTTCTCTCGGACTGCGTCGGCAAAGTGGATACCAAATGTGGTAGTCTTTGCCGCCCATTTGCTGTTGAAAGCGTCCAGGCGTCGGTTTGTGGAGGTGTACCACTTTCCGTTGATGTTGAACACTCTGAGTAGGGTGCCCTCGTGTGCCTCAAAGAACCTACATTTCTCAAACTCAAGCCCCTCATAGTTGGTCTGGGTGAGCTCGATTGAGTAAGGATAACCTTCTAAGAAAAGCTGGTCGCCATTAAAGATGTAGCTCTTGGCGTTGTTGCTGTGAGGCACGCATCGCTGGTCCCTGTATTCAGAGCAGTATAGCTCAACGGATGGTTGCTCCTTATCGACGTCTGGTTGCTTCCTCAGCTGCTGTTGAACGATCTGCTTGGTGATCTGCTTAGCGTTGCGGGTTGACATGGTAGCGTTAGACATTTTGTCTATTACTTTATGCTCATAAATGTGTTTCTTGGATATTCAACTCTGGAGCGATCAAATTTTTATACTGGTCGAGCATACCAAGGAGGCCATTACATTTTACTTAGATTACTAAGAATTTACAGATATATTGATAATGTCTCACAACCGAGCTGAGCAACTTCAACTTCTCACGATTGGTCTGACCCGACAGCGGTGTGTCTTCCCCGACGTACAGCTCATCAACTGGATAGGGCGAGACATCGCACCTGATAAGGCCCCCAAAGTGTTTGAAAAGGCGGTAGTAGAAGGCTATCTCTGTTTCAAAGAGCTCGGGGTTGTTCCGAACCCAGACACAGAGATGTGAAGGCACGTACAGTTCACAACAGTCGCAGAACGCGTGTGATGTCTTCAAGATGGCGGCCTGCTTCGGCTTGTACGTCTCAATGTAAGGTCTCAATGGTTCAAAGAAGTCCTCGAGGTTGTCAGTCCTCAGTTTGCACTTGAGTGCCTTGATGACTTCAATGAGTCGCTCTACCGAGTTGATGTGCGATTCCAGGAACGCTGAGTACTCGCTATACGAGCTCTCTTCAGCGATATCGGTCTCATCAGCTGCCAAACGTGTTATGTACATGGTATTTTTACTAACCCATGTTTTTGAAGATAAATTTCAACTTATCAGACCGCCTCAAAATGACATCATATATTCTGCGACCCTCGTGCACCAACCTGCACACGAGATGAGATAAGATCAATTCATTCACCAGGTAAACCCTTAACCCTTATGAAAAACATGTGAGCTAAAGGCAATCCATCCTTTCAGAAAATGGTAGCCATTTCATATCCTTCCAGTTCCAATGAGCATCAATCAAATGACAACCAATCGGTCGAGCGACGCGTCATCCTCATAGGCTTCGACAGCGATCGCATCAAGGCAATCCTGGCCGACGAAGCCGTCACCAAACTTGTCATCTTTGACGACACCGACAACGCCCGACCCAAGTTTGAGAAGGTGTACCCAGTCTACAGGGACAGGGTCACCCTCTACGAAGGCGCCGTCAAGAGCAACCTGAACGGATACTTCAAGTTACGCGAGAAGGAGGGTATCACCCCCCAGATGCACAGAGTTGAGGTACTCAACAACCACTTCAGACTATTCAACATCATCTAGGTCTCATGACCACATGCCACACTTGATTCATAACCCAGCACAACAGGGTTACGAATTTTAATCACCAATATAAAATGGCATGTGCTAAGATTTCACTATGGGACTGGAAGAAAGGAGATCGAACCACCATAAATCTAGGTGGTGGGGCCCAAATCCCAATGAACTACTTTTCATGCGGTACCTACTACTTTGACGGCGAGTACCAAGTCGTCAAGTTTCCCAAAGGCATGCAGCTCTATCACGGCTCAGGGGCGCTCGCCAACGCGAACGTCGAATACCCGGCCGGTATCGACTTCTACAAACCCCACAAAATGGGCGCCCCCTCAGATGTCAACAAGACCGCGCTCATGAAGGATGTGGTAGACCAACCCAACCAGAGCGTCACATTTGAGACCACGAAGTTCTTCAAGGTGTCGCCTGGTTGGTTCGGGACACCCAACACCGCACAGACGTACTCTCTCCAAAACCCCAACTTCGCCAAGACCTGCGGCAACAAGTGCATCAACGTCTATGAACTGAAGGAGGATTGCATCTTCTTCCTCCTCGACAATAACTTCAACATCTGGCGCCTCCTCAATGATCCAAACGTACCAACCGAAAACAAAGAACAATTGAAGTTCATGTTTGACTTGAATAATCTTGAGGCAGATTACTCCGATACCGAGTTTGGCAACATCAGCATCAAGCGCAAAAAACGTAGATCTTACAGAGGGACGGACCTCCCCTTCACGGACTGGCTCTGTACGTACATCCCCAAAGACTATGCCGGATACGCGGCCAACAAGCAGCAACAATACTTCCACCTCGAGTTCATGTTCTGCAACCCCATCAAATGGCTAAAGAGAAACCTGGCCAATCCCCTCGACTGGCAACACTCAAACGTCAAGAACGCCCCCGTCGAAATCGCGCTACTCCTAGACCAGATGGCCCTATACAAATCAACAAACGTTGACTTCCACGCGGGTAATCTACTTGAGCACTCAATCTGGTCACTTTTGTTTGCGGAACAGCTCGTCCTGAACACACCCAAGTACGGCATCCCAGACCCCGACATCCAAAAGAAGATAGCAGCCACCGCATTGATTCACGATATTGGCAAGATGGCACCCACCAACGACCGCGTAACCAAGAGGAGCCACGACTGCGTCTACTTCTCAATTCCAGATCATCCTGAAATCGGGGGTGACTACATACGCGGCACGCGCCCTCTTCCCATCCTCGACAAGAACATGAAGCAGATCGGGTCTTTCAAAATCTACGACCTCCTCGGTGAACTGGGATTCAGACAGGAGGATCTTCCCATATTGGCCAAGATCATCGACCTCCATTGGGAACTCGGCAACTATATCCAGAGATGGCAAGACTACGACGACCTCAAGACTGTGGACGCGTACATCGATCGTGTTGGATCACACGAGCCTTTCACCTTCTTCTACGCCCTCGTCGTCGTGTCTGTGGCGGATGTGCTGGCGAGCCAGCCCTACGGTATGAACAACCTCACTGCTGAGCTGAACCACCACTCACGCTTCTTCCCTTTCATCAGCAACGTACCCAAGAAGTACAGAGGAGGCGACCTGGCAGACGTGACGGCCGAGAAGCGCAACGCCTTCGCCGAGCGCGTACTGGATAGAGTGCTTGAGAGACAGGGTCGAGGAGACGAAAATAAATGAGGCTATGGAAGTAAGTCTCTAAAGGCAAAACTTGTGGGTATAAAATGGACAGAAAGCATTGTATACTCCTGTACTCAAACTACTCTCAGGCATCGATTGATCTTCTGACATACATCAAAGGTCTTCCGCTTGACTTCCCCAAGATCACCGGTATGACCATGATATGTGTAGACCATGAACAGTTTAGGGACACACTCAAAAAGAACGGTATCGAGTACGTGCCCACCTTGCTGGTCGAGTACTACAAAGGGGCTACCCCCAACCAGACCAAACAGAAATTTGAGCGTGACTACATATACATGTGGATTGACCAGGTTATGAAGGCCCTACACTTTGAATGGCCCCAGACTCCTCAGGCCCCGGACCAGCAGCCTGTAGGACAAGAGCTCCAGGAACAGAGAGGAGGGCGTCGCAGGACCGAGTTACCGGCAGCTCCGCAATCTGTTGCGGCCAACGGACCCCCGCATCAACAGCATGATGGTAACGTTATGGGCGACGATACACCTCCTCAAGATGTACCCCAGATTCAGAAGAAGGAGAAGGTAGACATCACATCGCTAGCGCAGCAGATGGCCAAGGAGCGCGACTCGTACATATCCGACACCACACCGGCTCACAAAAAGGGACGAGGCCCGCAATGAGGCGTCATACCAAATTTATCCTGGAACAAGAAAATGGCTGATCGAATTGCAAACCTGCCACCGTCCCAGGAGCAGCCCTCGGACATTGACGTTAACGTCATGCGAGACGTGTTCGGGGATGGGGCGGCCGTAGCTAAGTCGCTCCAACTCAAGAAGCTCATCATACCCGCCATCCTGTTCGTGGTCCTCAGTCTGCCAATGGTAGACAACCTACTCAAAAATGTAGTGCCCGACTCAGAGATGGTCATCATGTTCGTGAAGACACTGATCTTCCTCATTGTCCTGGTCGTGCTCCAACTCTTGAGCGGGTGAGGCGAAAAGCCTAAAGAAACATGGGGGTATATAAAATGTTCCTAACACCTAATGATTTCGCGATCCAGAACGGTCAACTTGTCAAACCTAATGATCAAGGCTACTCGTTCGTGTTCCTCTTCACGAACGACTGCCGGTGGTGCGACGACGTGAAGCCAGCTTTCAATTACCTCTCTAGGATGATCAGAGGCGTCAACTTCGCATACATGGACGTAGCCCAAAACAACTGGCAATTGAGGAACATGTCGCTCAGGAGCGGCACGCCCATCCAATACGTGCCGCTCCTGCTCCTCTTCGCGAACGGACGTCAGATCGCCCAGTTCCATCAGGACGAGGACAACCCCCAGAACAACATCCCCATGATGCAGAAATTCATCATGGACAACACACGCCAACACCAGCAACACCAGCAACAGGGCCATTCCACCCGCATCAGAGGAGGTGCAGGAGGCAGCAGCTCCGGAGCGGGTCCATCACAAGGAGGCTGCGGTGATATCCCCGCGTACTCAATCGGCATCCCAGGCAACCTCGCCTCAAGAAAAGTCTGTAAGCTGTACGACAACGCATATGTGAAGCAGTAGGTAGGGTAGATTAGATCTGTAACCCCGAGGGGTTATAGAACGAAGATAGACAAGATAGACAAGATAGACTCCTTGTCTTTGAGTTCAATAATCGTATGTTCTGAGTCCTTGTTGTTGGAACATGGTGCTGAGGTTGACGTTGTTGAGGTAACAGTCGTTAGTGCATGCCTTGAGGCCGCTCTTCGGGAACTGGATGACAGCTGATTGCCCCTCGAACATGAGCGTATTGACAGGAATCTGTTCAATAGGCGCTCCGCCAAAGTAGACTGGTGTATCTTTGAACTCGTCTCCTATGGTGAAGCCAAACCTACGCCACTTCTGACTCTTCACAGTGTCCTCCAGATTTGGACCAATGATGATTGATTGATCTGGGTTATTGTTGGTATTGATGATGAGCTTCCCGTCTTGGACGTAGACGATCCGGAAGTTAGCCCCTGCGCGCATAAATAGGACGATGCCGTTTCTGGAGCCGTCTCTAGGGAACTTGAGAGCGATCGAGAGCTCATCCTTCTGCCCTTTGGTGAAGAGAGGGCCTGGGATCTGGAAGGTGTTGGTACCGTTAAAGCAGGCTATATTGCCTGAGATGGCGTTCCACCAAACCAGAGCGAGTAGGGTGATGATGATCAATACTGTAAGGATTTTTAACCACATTTTATTTCATGAAGATGTTTTGTAATGATCGGTGGAGTCTATGAGGGTGTGCCTCTACTGCTGATCTTCTCCTCTTCCTGAAAAATCGACGTAACTGGATACATCTTGATGACCCCTTTTTCAGTATACAACATGCGGTTAAAACAATGTCTGTACTGATCTTTAGTCATGTAACCTCCATATTCGGTCAGAAGGCGTTTGTCAGGGGCTGGTTCTACAGACACAGGTGATATGGATCCGTTCATATCACAGACCATATGGCCAAGGAGTACGTGACTGTTTTTGTACATCACATCCAACCGTTCTTTGTCATTGATGTATGCCTTCACACAGTTGAATGAGCAGAAGACGCCATCTGTTGAGTAGGTCTTTTGGTCTTGATCGTGCAGTACGTTGATGGGACATCCGATAGGTTCATCCTCAATTGGGAGGGTGCACCACCAGCACCTGTAGTGTTTACCCTTGGAGAGGTTGACTGCGGAGGAGACGTACTGGATCATCTTCTTGGTCTCCGTGTCCATCACTTTGTCTTTGATGGGTGTATCCAGGGTTGTTACCTTACGTGTCCTTACTGGTTTCGGAAGGTCACTTCGTTTCATAAGATCATTGCGTTTCATAAGATCATTGCGTTTCATAAGATCATTGCGTTTCAGGGGATCACTTCGTTTCAGGGGATCACTTCGTTTCAGGGGATCACTTCGTTTCAGGGGATCACTTCGTTCCATGGTTTGTTTTGTGTATGTCGGGTAATGCTAAATTCATTTTATTTGTGGCATGAACCGGTTGTGTGTATGTGTGATCGTCTCTGGTCACGCAAAATATTCTATCACCTCTATAAAAATGAATCAAGTAGTGTTGACAACTGTACTGATCGCACTTCTCGGAGCTGCGGTCTACATGGCCTCCACCTGCGGTGATGAAACGAAAGAAGGATTTTGGATGATCCCCAACAGACAGGTTAAGGTTGAGAAGATGTTCAAGAACCCAGCCACTCAGGACTTCTTTCAGGTTCCCAACTTCCAAGGCATCCTCAGCCCTCGCTTCTCAAACGTCAACTATGGTCCCGATCTGAGGACTAAGTTCCCTAACTACAATCGAATGGGTGTTCCTCAGGACCCCCTCCAGGAAAAGTCCAACCCCCCAGACCCGCTCAATTACGCGATTGCTGAGGGCATCCCCGGCCAAGGCTTCAATGAGATGAGCGGGCCAGCATCTGCCTACCAGGCTGCATTCGGCGCCCCTGTTGTCGAGGAGGGTTACCAGCAAGGGTCGATGCAGGCCGGTGGATCGAACCCTCAATACGGACGGCAGGAGAGCAAGTACTTGGGTGTACCGAAGATCCCTCTTGACCCCCACAACCCTTATTCGGCCGCGTATGCAAACGGGGACTACAACCAGGTCCTCAATAAGGCAGTCGCGTCTGGCTCTGTAGACGGATGGCCTACCAGCACAGTGGCTGAGCTTGACCAGGCCTCCTTTTTAAGTCAGGATGGTGAGATGAAGCAGCCTATCGTGTACGACAGGTACATGTACGCTAACAGGAACTCTAGACTGAGAGGTCAGGGCGATCCTATCAGAGGCGATCTACCTATTGTACCAATTAGTGGTAATTGGTTCATCCCATCGGCAGCGGCAGGAAATAATGTAAACCAAACGCTCCAGCAGGGTGCGATGAATGTTCTCGGAGGAATTAACAACGAAACTAACAATGCTCTTGCCAACCTCATCTACAACTCGTCTGGCGGCACCGACACAACGATCGGCGGTGTGGACATGGCACAGACCAACATGAGCCATCAAGTCTACGGAGCTGCATCTGCTGCAATGGGAGATGTCCAGACTACATCCTTCCCTTGAACAGTGTTTTATTTCTGGGTTCACCTTCCGCTATTGGTTAACTCTAATCAGTTTGACGCTTCATCATCTAACCTAAACTTCTTATAGTTACATTAGGCCGCACGATGATTCCGCCCAGAAAGTTGAAATTCAAAGATGATAAAATAACTTAACTAAGTAAGACTATAATCATGAGTAAAGTGGTTATGTTGTGGTTTAATTTCAGTTCATCTACCTCATACCCCCATGGACCCGTCGAGTCCGGTATGTCCATATCCAAGGCAGACCTCGTCAATACGGAGGTCAGTGAATCTGAAGGTATCTGTAACTGTGGAGGCCTCCAGAAGCGTAACATCAACGTCAAAAACAGACGCGAGACATACCTCAGGATCAAAGACATAAGAACACTTAACAATGTGAGTGCTATAAACCATCTTAAAATTCACATCTTTTACGACCTCCTCAAAAACACAATCAAAGAGATGCACCCTCACACATTCTCATTCGGTGGTGGGAAGAATATGGCCGTTTCGATCAATGACGGAGACAGCTTCAACGACATCGAAGTGGTTAAACGGTTCAGGTTGAAACTACTTGAACATTACATGTTCAACGCGCATATCGATGTAGATGAGATAAACAGTCTTCCTGATGAAGACGATGAAGATATACCTTTCATGAACATAGACTCTGATAATATACCCAAATTCGTCAATTGGGTAAAGACCAGACCCAGATCGCCTGGCTCATTAACCTGGAACTAAGGATCCAAAGAGACCTTCCCAAAATTCTATATCCCCTAGGGGATATAGAACCTAACTTGAACATACCTACAATGTGAGACCAGACCCAGATCGCCTGGCTCATTAACCTGGAACTGTTAAGTCCAAAGAGACCTTCCCAAAATTCTATATCCCCTAGGGGATATAGAACCTAACTTGAACATACCTACAATGTGAGACCAGACCCAGATCGCCTGGCTCATTAACCTGGAACTAAGGATCCAAAGAATATATCCAATGGAAATGTCGGTTGTCAGCGTTATTTACGCCACCATCGCCTTCATTACAGAAGCAACACACAACACTTGGCATTTCGGGCTCAAGTTACGAGAGCTTCATGTTTGGTCTGCTTGCGCAAGACCTTTGCCCCAGCCGGTCTGTTTGCTGATACGAAAGCTATACGAAAGCTATACGAAAGCTATACGAAAGCTGTACTACATACCTACAATGTGAGACCAGACCCAGATCGCCTGGCTCATTAACCTGGAACTGTTAAGTCCAAAGAGACCTTCCCAAAATTCTATATCCCCTAGGGGATATAGAACCTAACTTGAACATACCTACAATGTGAGATCATTTATTCCGCTTACTATATCATCGGGTATGATAGCGATCGAGTTCTTGAGCATGTTCTTGAGCATCAGTTCCTTTTGATCAAACGTCTCTGGAAGGACCTTGTGTCCTTGTTCTTCGCGCATCTTCTTCATATCCTTACAACTGTGCATGCCGCAGAAATCTTTCACGCACGTGTCCACATGCATCCTGAGGAGTTGTCCGTAAACATGGATGACGCCGCACACATGCTGTTGCGGCTCCGTGACAGTGACGGCCTGCGCGCCGATGCCGCGTTGGATGTGAGACCGTATACGTCTGAACATGCGACAATATGTATTACAGTCGGGCAAGGTACATGAAACAGAGTGACCAAATATAGTCAGTAATTGGTGTAGTTGACAGTTCTTTACAAATGTAATCACAACTTGTTTGAGGCGACATGCGTCCTCAATACAGTCCGAGTTGAGGTAGTTCTCGAGACATAAGATCTCTTCTACGTATCCTACGATCTTACCTACGATAGTTTCAGGGGTATTAATAACCATGGTTTAATTTTGAAGGTTATTATACAAATATATATTTCAACTTCGCATATCTATTGGCAGATTGAGCCCATATATTTCGTGTTGCACGATCCTTGCCCTTGCCCGTACGCTTGCCCGATACTGAAATAGTTACCTCCGCTTCCTCCGCAGGCGCCATGTCCATGTGTGAGGGTGTCGTAGCCGGGCGCTGAGTACGCAGGCACAACATAGTAACCCGACACTGAAGTGAGAGGCACCGGTGGGCGGATACCTCTGAATCCTAGGTTGTAGGCTCCCAACTGAGCGTAGTTGCAGCCAGCCCCAACGTTGGGACCCGCAGCACCGCTTCCGTAGTTGTAGCCACTTCCAATACTATTAGTGAGTAGACCAGACATTTTTAGTCATCTAGAAAATAATTTGCGGTTACCAGAGTCGTTCACACAGCGAGACCGTTCATGATGGTGAGGCTGTTGACGTAGTGATTTTATTCCCCGAAGGGAATGAAATCGGACAGTAAGAGAGACAGATACTTACCTTAGGAACATACTTACCTTAGGAACACAACTCACACACTTAGACATCCATGTTCTCAGGAACCTCAAACTCGAGTCCCAACTCTTTGGCCACCTCACACACATGCTTGTCAAGCGCGTGGATTTCTACATCTTCATCCACCTCAGCGTTCGCCTCGTCATCCGAATGAACCCAGCCAACAACCACATTATTGTTATTCAAAACAAACCATCCATCCAGTTTGCTGGAGTTGATCATGTCCACTCCATGCTTATGTTCAATCACATATTTGGGCTTGTCCGCGGGCTCGCACACCTTCTTACCCTTGGTCTTGGGCTTCTTGATCTGGATACGCAGGTCCTCATCCTCAGAATCCAACTTGGCCTCTGCGCCCTCTTGCTTGGCCTCTGCGCCCTCTTGCTCCTTCTCATAATTGAGGAGGTTCTCGATGAGCTGCGCCTTCGTGCCGGAAACGGGGAGGCCGCGCTCCCTCGAGTAACCCTTGAGATCTGGGAGCTTCTTCTTGAGCAAATCAAGGCCGGTCACAGAGGTCTGCTCATCACGGGGCTTGGCGTCCTTGCCCTTACCTGAAGGCTTACGAGCAGTGGGCTTCTTGGCGGGCGCCTTAGGTGCCGGTGCCTCCTTTGACGAGACAGATGTGTCTTCGTCAGAGTCGGAGTCGGACAACAACTCCACCGACTTCACCGTCTTCTTAGCCTTCTTAGCCTTTTTGGCTGGGGCCTTCTTAGCGGGTTTAGCCTTGGTCGCCTCAGCAGTGCCAGTGCCCTCGGAGCCGTTGATTGCAAAGTACTGATTGAAGAGGTTGTTGAGATCATCAGCCTTCACACCGTTCTGTTCCTCACAAAACTCAAAGAAACCTCTGAGAGATGTGCCGAAACAACTAACGAGATAGTTCATGTTCATCGCCATTTTGAGATAGTCTTACTTAGTTAAGTTATTTTATCATCCTTGAATTTCAACTTCCCAAGGGATAATCGGAAATCAACTCATGCGGCCTCAATGCGACCACCGATAGATGCGGATCCAGCGCGCGTCGGCCCTGTTGCTGGTCTGCTTGTTTCCTAGGATGCTCATCACGAACTTCTGCCTATCCACGCCGTCGGCCAGCTGCACCAACTCAGACACCCTACCCAACCTATTTCTAGCTTGCTCGAAATCATCATTCAACTCTCTCTTCCTCCCTCTGTAGTCGTTCTCGGCGAAATAGGTCATCGCCTCGTCGTGCATAAGCGCACCCTCGGTCTTGGCCCGCATCGGTATGTACATCGCCATGATCACAGGGAATGCGATCGCAATCTGATCTTTGTTGAGTCCAGCTCTGCGAAGGGACTGTGCATCATCTTTACCGGGGTTGCCAGGCATCCCTTGCACGCTGTAGATAGCCTCCAGGTCCGCCGTTGTGGGTTTCTTGAGGAGGAGCATCGTGTTCTTGAAGTCCTGAGCCGTGCTCATCATCCACGAATTGGTCCACACGTTTTTCGCGATAGACCCATACGACGAAATGAGCTTATTTGGCACCTCTAAAATCCTGTACGAGTCCCTCACGTACTTGAGGAGATGCCCAGTGTTGTTGGCGCCCCTGTCATCGTTCCCAACCCCCAGCACAGGATCAGATCTATCGTTCCAAACCAATTTGACATCACCAGTCGCCAGCAACAAGTGAGCTAGCGTAGAGTACTGCTCAAACTTCATACCTATAGCGACCTCGTTATTGGTCTTCAGGTTATGGTCAATCCAATCCCTCTTGATGTTGTTGTATGTACTAACGATGTCCGTCAGAGCCACTGTATTGACGTCAAAAGTCTCAAGACCGGGCAGCTCACCAATGTCGATCAGATTCGCGATCATACGTGCGTAAGCGAAGTGTACCGCAGACGCGTACCTTTTACCATCAATCACCACATCCTCAATGAAGTGAGGAAGGAACGGGTCATCGGGTTGGATGTAGATCTTCTCCACCTGCGCCTCTGGGGTCATCAATCTGTCGTTGATCTCGCGTGCGCTTCGGCCCATCTCCCTGAGCGCCTTGTCGGGCGTGAAGCGAAGTCTGTCTAGGATGTGGTCGTCCATGTCTCCCTTCATTCCCTTCACGTAGAGGTCGTACAGTTGATCCTTGTACACCTGCAACCTCTTCTCTTTGGCGATTTGCTGTCGCTTTGCCTCCGCGTACTCAGATTGATCAAGGTTGGGGTACTCCTCCTCAAGGATGTAGTCTAAGAACACATCGAGTAGGTGGTTTTTGAATCGCTCAAGTTCTTGGTTCCAGAGACGTTCACGCATCCTATACTTGACGATAGGCACAATGTAATTGATATTGAGGAAGATCTCGTCATTCAGAGGAAGGTCTCTGTATCCGTAACGCTTGGCGTATTTCCTCAGGTCCGCAAAGTCCACATCATCAGGGATTGATGAAGGGTTCTTGGACACCTGCTCCTCCACACCGCTAATCACCTGAAGTACCTCTGACCTAGGCACCTCTTTGTTAGCCTTCGGGTCATACACAACCTGTCTGTTCTGAAGACGTAGGTGGTTGAGCATAGTCAAGATCTCTTTGTTGTCATGTACAAGCTGCTTGCCTCTTGTTTGATAGAGCCTGGTTCTCAGCTCCTCACGTTGTCTGAACCGCTCACGCAGACCCTTGAGGGCAGCTTCGTTGTAGATCTCCACGTCCTCCTGTTCACGGAGGTGGAGCATGTTGTTGAAGGGGTTGGGGGCAAGCATCTCGCTCATGCGCTGTCTGTACTTGTTATTCTTGAACATGTTGACATACACGTATTGGGTTACTGTCTTCCAGGCGCCGTGCCTGAAGCTGTACTTGGGGTTAGGGACGGCACGCGAACCAACATTGAAGTCGACCACGGCCTTGCTACTTAGGAGTCCAAAGGGTTGGGCCTTCGGGCTCGACAGCATCAGCGTTTGTTCTACTTCTACCATTTTGTTTCTTCAAGAAGATTGTGGCGATCATCACGGCAACTCGATTACTTTGTTTTGTAAGTAAAATGTCACTGAATCAAGTCCTGATAGCTAAGGAGAAGATCCTGAAGAACAACAGCGACAACCCCTATCGCTACTCTCAAACGGACGTCATCACTCAAGAGGGGAGGGCCTACTTCCCGTACCCTGATTGGTGGCGAGGCGAGTACATGTCTGACCTGCCCATTATTGCAGAGCGTGAGGCCGGATTCAGGCCACGTCTTGAGAGACCGTACTGGAAAGGAACCACGGGTCATGCGTATCCCCAGCATTGCTTCAGACCAGGCATCAAGACGCGGTATCCGTGCTATCCTGAGTGCACCGCCGAGTACAAGCGCTACGACCCCACGCTGCAGCGGCTTAGCAAGATCTACCTCTATCGGTAAATACGAATGGATCTGTAACCCCGAGGGGTTATAGATGTGATGAAAAGATGGATGAAAAGATGGATGAACCTACTCCTCGGTTGTGTCGTCGCGCGATGTGTCAACTAATTTATCCGCAGCCGACGCCCGAGACGTTCTTCATGTAGTTGGACTTGTAGGCTTGGTTGTATGAGGAGAACTTTCTCATGGCGTCCGCGTTCTGCTGCATGCCTCTTGCGTAGGCGTGTACACCACTGTTAGGGAAGACGTTGGAACCGAATTGGAGGCCGTAGTTGCCTGAGATGTTATTGATAGAGTGGAGGTCTGAGGCGGCCTTCATCTTGGACCACTGGGTCATTGAGTAAGGGGGTGTGGGGCCATAGAACTCTCCATCGATACCACCACTGCTCAGGTTGACGTACTCTACGTACTGGGGTCGCTGGTAGTTCTCCACGAACACTCGGTCCTCTGCGCTGCTGCAGCCGGCGTTCTTAGTGTTGAATGAATCGGCGCATGCAGGACGGCCCGCGCTGTCGTACCCATTCCAGATCGGACAGACCATGTTCCCCGGGTTGAGGAACCGGTCGCTCTGGACCTTGGACGCGTATGCGGGATCGATCTTACATGTACGAATTGAAGCTTCAAGACTTATATTTCCTGCCATTATGACTCGTTTTTATTACTTAGATATTTTTGTATGAAAACATGAGTTATTTTAGCTTCTGACTTTGCAGTAGTTCTCTATCCTTGGTTTACGTGGGTCAAACAGATGATGGCGTTCGGCTCGCCCCAGCAGTGTTTGGAAGATGCCCTGGAACTGCTTGCCGTGGCCAATCTCAGGGCATAGCGTGTGGGCCAGCTCGTGCAGCGTCACGTATGTGAGCATGTTGTCGTCGTAGACCTCACCGTTCGCCTCCGTACAGAGGTAGATCTTTTGTTTGTTGATGGTGTACGAGGCATCCCCCTTCATCATCTTCACAAACTTGAGCTCAGGGAACACAGGCGTCAGCTTGTTCTTCAACCTCATGACGGTGGGCTCGTTCTCTAGGTAGGTCTCGTAGCTGGTCTTGAGTAGGTACCAAGCGGTCATGAACACGATGAACAGGATGATCAATGTAAGTGTTTGCATTTTCTATCCTGATGATAGTTTCCTAGGCTGTTGGACCCTAAGAGGCCTAAGACTACAAATGTTGCTACAAATGTTGTTTACATCTGAATCTGTGTCGGAGGGTCACCCCGAGAAGATGTGTGACCAGATCGCCGACGCCATTCTCGACGATAGTCATTCATAACCCCGTAGGATTACGAAATTTACGGTCTAAAATCTACCCTCTAACCTAACCATTGTCTAACCATTGTCTAACCATTGTCTAACCATTGTCTAACCATTGTAAGACCACTTGGTCTTGCACACCGTACACTGAGCCACCGTTGTCATGGGCTCGTCAGCGGCGCGGGTCTGCACGGACACCGAATACACCTTTGAGCTACCACACTTCTTACATTCGACAACACCCTCCGCTGCCTCAAATGGATTGAGGATGTAGTCGTCCTGTTCTTGTTGGCTGTGTTTGATGCTGCTGAAGGAGGCATGTTCCCACCCTAACTTACCTTGTTTGATGACGTCTTCGATGTACGATTCGATCACTTGCGGGTCCTCTCGGCTCCGCTCGTCTGCGAGATCATCGTAGACCTGGCTCAGTAGCCATTCCTTCTCCTCCCCTTCGGAACTCAACTGGTCCAAGAGGGCGTCTATGACAGTAGTATACGCATCCATAGCTTAATTCTGTTAGTATTCGTACATGTCCAAAAATCATTTTACGTCTACAAAATGAGTTCTATCTTCTCAGAAAAGGATTCCAATGTCAAGGTTCTGATACCGCGCTTTCAGGGGAGTCTGTCTCTATACTACAACAACAAGACGCACAGAATAGGCTTCTTAGACCGCGAGATCTACGACGCCTACCCTGAACTGGCCAATGACGCCAGCGACTCGGGGCCAGAGGACCCTCTCTCAATTGAAGATCTAAGTAAGCGCAAAATATACCTCGTCATGAAGCACGCCAAATGGATATCACCTATACTACTCAAAGGTGTGTGCTAAGGATAGATCATTGAACCTTGCTGCATTCATTACCCCTAGGGGTAATAAAAATCAACCAACCATAGAAAGAATCTTCGACAAATATGCAAATATGTGCGTAGGTATGGTCAGGTTTATGGTTCATTATTCTCACCTTAATTTATAATACCAAGGCATCTGAAGACACGATTTTGGATGACTTGCATGTTGCTGATGCTCTCTTCAGGTTTCTGGATCTCCCTGAGTAGGTTCTCAATGTCGCGCTCGCCCCGGATCTGCCTGAGTTGAGGCTGAACCCTGGGATCTTTGGGACGTGCTCCGCCAATTCCTGAGGGGCCAGGAACCGCAGTCGGGAAAGCTGACGCCTCATCTCTCAGAGGTTGTAAGATCTCTTCTTCCTCGTCTTTTGAGATGAGTCCGTCGTCGGCTGCCCGCGACACGACGCTCTCCACGGCCTCACGGGCCTGCTCGTCAGCCACAACTTCCTCAAGCCTGTCTGGGTCAACGTCCAGGTTCACACCCTGTTCCTCTACAATCTCACTGATGATGCGTCTAACCGAAGATCTATCTGTCCTATCTGTTACCTCATCTATGATATCTTCAGCTACCCTGTTGCTGATGTTGCTCGCCACAGAGACGCTGTTTGCCACACTGGATCTGGCCGAACTGGACATGCACGATCTGGACATGAGGCTTGATGCTTGGGAAGATCTCATGGAAGAAGATCGCTGTGAGCTGGGACGTCTGGACGATCTGGGGCTTGATGCTTGGGAAGATCTCACTGAAGAAGATCGCTGTGAGCTGGGACGTCTGGACGATCTGGACATGAGGCTTGATGCTTGGGAAGATCTCACTGAAGAAGATCGCTGTGAGCTGGGACGTCTGGACGATCTGGACATGAGGCTTGATGCTTGGGAAGATCTCACTGAAGAAGATCGCTGTGAGCTGGGACGTCTGGACGATCTGGACATGAGGCTTGATGCTTGGGAAGATCTCACTGAAGAAGATCGCTGTGAGCTGGGACGTCTGGACGATCTGGACATGAG